CCTATTCATGGCCTCGGCCCCTTGTAGATGAAGACGTAGGCGAACCAGAGGGTGGCGATCATGGCGTCACCCGCTTGAACTCGACCACCCAGACCCACGGGTTGGCGTTCCACGACTCGGCGCCGTTGATCCCCACCCACAGTTCGCGCCAGGCGTCGAAAGGGTCAGTCCAGCTGCCTGGACCTGGATCGGACTTGAAGGGGTGAAACGCATAATCGCCATCGCCCTGATGGATTCGGTTGATGCCTTCGGCGATGTAGCGGCTTTCGAAGGCCGTCTCACCTTCGCCGTCCTGCAACCGCTCAACGCGCACGTCGGTGATCTCCAGCAGAATGCGGCTGGCCCAGCGGGGCATATGGATAGATGGCTTCCAGATTGGCTGATCAGCTTCGTACGGGGTCAGCCCGTCGGCGGCGTAGACCAGTGTCCCGTCATCGATTGCTTCGCTGACGTTCAGGTCATCCGGCTTGAGGTAGGGCCCGCGCATTACTTCAAAGTGATCGCAGTACCAGGTCTCGCGCACCCACAGCCGGTCGCCGGGCTTGCCGTAGGGGCAGAAGTGATTCTCTGGCAGGGCGACGTATTCAGGCGTGAAGTCGGCGAGGAAGTTTAGGCCGGAGCCTTTCACAGCACGGCGCGTGACCGTCTTCCGGCCCTCCAGGATGGCGCGCACCATCGGCGCCGAGAACAGGATCGGCCGTTCCTTTATTTCAGACATGACTTCGTCCTTGCCGCTATAGCGGCTGACTTTGAAGGGGGAGGAGTTACAGACTAGACTTTGCACCTCACTTCTTGAGGGCTGGGCCATGTCCGTCGAAAGGGTGTTTCATCTTGAGCAGGCATTGCTGGCAGTGCTTCAGCAGGCCGAACAGCAGGGCGTCGATATCGACCGGCTTTACAAGCTGGCGATTGGTGGCCTTATCGGCAATACCTCGTGGCGCTGGGTCACTGCTGACCACGTAGCTGGTGCCTCCGATGAACTGGAAAGCGCTATGAGGGTTTTGCGCGATCGCCCGAACCAGGGTTAGGCGGGGCGCTTGGTGCCGGGATAGATTGCCATGGAAGAAACGCTGCCTTGACGAGCATCTTCATTTCAGAGAAGTCGCTACGGTTCGCCCACAGGATCGCAGCTGCGAAAACGAAGGGCGCGATAGGCAGCATCACCAAGCAGAAGATCCGAGCGGCAAGGCGATACTTGATCATCCAAGGCCGAATACCTTTCGGGTTAAAGGTCGGGATATTCATTGTCCTGCGCCCGCTGGCGCTGTGAGTGATGCGATACGCTCCTGAGCATCAGCGCATGTTTCTTCACTGGTATGACAGATGCCGTCATGCGGGCAGTGCGCGTTCCTGCTGTTATTGGTCCGCTGGGCATCCTGCGACAGCATCGTGTCAATGTCTTTGGTCAGAAGAGTCCATTGATTCTCGCCAATTGCGCCGCGCGCCAGTCGCAACAACCCTTCCATGGTATCCGCCAGCTCATCCGCTGCGGCCAGGCGCTGTTGCAAGGCGTCACGCTCACGGATCGCCTGAGCGTGCTTGCCGCGCCAGTGCAGCACGGCGTCCAGTTCTTCAACTGTTTGAATTACCTTGATCATACTCAAAACCTCAATTGTCTGTGCCGGTGTAGGTGCGCCATGGCACCTTCACGCCGTTGACCAGAAAGCCCCAGTCACCACGCCACTTGCTGGTGATGAAGAGGGTGTAGACGCCGCCGGGCGAGACTTCATCGATTCGGTGGTACTCCCCGTGCCGCAGGCTCGCGGTATCGCCAGGCTCTCGCCAGTAATTAATGTCGGGGTGTCCTCCGGACTCCCATGTATGCCGGCGCTGCTCTTTGTAGAAGCCGCGCAGGATGACGGTGCGGGCGTTCCAAGGGTGGTCGTGCAGGTCCTGGTCTTGGTCGTGCCGCATGATGTGGTGGATGCGGAACGACCACGGGCACCACCACAGCGCAGGTTTGTGCGTTTCGCGGGAGTAGGGGTTGAACAGCCACCAGCGGCCCATGTACATCTCGGAGCCGTCGGCGGACATGATGTGCAGGTAAGGGGTGCGCTGGGCGCGGGCGATTAGCCAGGCGGCAACCGCCGGACGCGCAAGCAGCTTGGCAACCAGGCGCCAGAACAGGTTGATCACGGGGAGTCCTTACCGGGCCATGCCCGGGCGGTGGAGTGGGGGGAGTTACTTCTTCTGGAAAGTTTTCGTCAGTCCAGCGTTGATGCTGTTGCCGCGCTTCAGCACGACGCGGGCGAGTGCTGCCCGGTCCGTGTGGCTGTGACTGGCCTGGCTGAGCAGGCCGAAGTAGCTATTGGCGGTCTCACGGATATCCTCAGCCGGCGCCTCAGCGGTGCGCTTCAGCGCCTGGCCGAGGGAACGCTTGCGGGTGGTTCGCCGCCACGGCTTGATGACGTGGCCGACGAAGTCGACGCCGCGATCCACGGGCTGCAAGATTGTCTTCGTGGGGTTCAGCTTCGCGCCGAGCCTGGGCAGGAACGCTTCGACCTCGGCCAGCCACTGGTTGAGCTGCTGCGGCGACTCATGCAGGAACACGAAGTCATCGACGTACCGGATGTAGTGCTTGGCACGTAGCTGGTGCTTGGCGAACTGGTCCAGGGCGTCGAGGTAGACGTTGGCGAAGAACTGCGAAGACAGGTTGCCGATCGGCAGGCCAAGTCGCGCGGGTTGCGCAACCAGCCGCTTGTGCTGCGGCACCCGGTTGAACAGGTGCGCCGGGCTGCGGGTCTCGTAATCCTCGCGCGGGTCGTGCATGAGGATCTGCGTGGCCAGGGCCAGCCACCAGGGTTCGATGATCTTGACCTCCAGTTGCTTGCGCAGCACCGCCTTGTCGATGGCGACGAAGAAGTTGGCCAGGTCGCACTTGAGGTAGAAGACCGGCTTCGACCAGTTCTCGCTGGCGCTGCGGATCTTCGATTCAAGGCGGGTCGCGGCGTACAGCGTGCCGCGCCCTGGAATGCATGCGCAACTATCCGCTATGAAGCTGGCGTAGAAGCGCGGTGCCACATGGTTGTACATGAGGTGGTGGACGACGCGGTCCCGAAAAGCTGCGGCCCAAACCTCGCGGGCTTTCGGACGGGTGACCACGAAACAAATGGATCGGCCTGGCCGGTAAGTGCCGGCAATCAGGTCGTCGTGCAGCTCCAGCAAGTTGATCTCCATGTCTTTCTCGAACAGCCGAGCGCTTGCGGAATTCCGCTTGTTGCGTCGGCAGTCGTAGTAAGCCTGGACAAGATCCTCGAACTGGAAGGGAGCAACACTTAAATCTGCGGACAGGGCGCGCGAGCCGCTCGTTGTTCTTGTCGTTGTTGTTGAGCCAGCCATCTTCAAAGTCCATGTTGTAGGCGTTGTTGGCGGAGCGCTGCGACCTGTCGAGCTATCTACATCGCCAAACCGAAGGCAGTGCCGATCAGCTTGGAAACTGCGCGAGACCTACGCGGACGCTTTAGACCGGCGGTTTCTGTTGTGCGCATGGCGGTGACCCAGAGGTCAGCGGCTCGACCAGATTTGGCGCACAGGCAAGAGGGCCTTGACCCTCAAGCAGCGGGCGCGGTTGCGGATTTCTTCCAGGCGTTCGCCTGGCGGCCAACTGAGGCCGTCATCATCATCGCCTTGGCGTGTTGTCCCTTGCTGATCAACCCTCGGTTCGTGAGGGCGCGCAGCAAGTAGTTCAGCATCCAGATGCTTTCCAACAGGAGGTTGATGTGCGGTAGCTTCTCCCGGGTCATATTGGCCCGACCGATCAGCACCAGGACCTGCAAGCATTCGTCCCGGATCTTTGCCCCGACAACCTGTTTCAGGTCGCGCGGGATATTGCGCACCAGGTCGAGCGAAAGCCCGAGCAATTCCTCGGCTACCTTGTGGATTTCCAAATCCGTATGCAGCGCCATCCCTGGCCTCCCTGAAAAGCGAGGGTGCTATCGCACCCATGAATGAAGAATTGAATGATCAAATAAACTTTCTGCGGACAGGGCGCGCGAGCCGCTCGTTGACCTTGCCGTCGTAGTAGAGCCAGCCAACTCCAAAGTCCATGCCGTAGGCGCCGTTGGCGGAGCGCTGCGAACTGGTCCAGTGGTAAGCCTGGGTGAACACCTCTGGTACGGTGATTTCAAGGAAGGACGCCTCACGACGCGCCATCAGGTAGAAGTCCTTGTGCCCGTCGCGCTCGAATGCGGCGCAAAACTGAGCGGCGGGGTGGTCATGCTCCCTATTGGTACTTGTCAGGTACGCGGTGTTCGCCTGTCCATCCCATGGGGATTTGGCGCCTTCGAGCTCCTGGCCGTAGCCACCCCACTCAAGGGTGGACTCAGCATCTGCGCCCGTCGGCACGATCAGGTAGTAGGGCTTGTCGCCCCCAGGAAACAGGCCGCCGTTGATTCCACCTTCGCCGGGCCAGCACTCGCCGACGGCGGGGATGCTGCTTGCCGCAATGGCTGGGGCGGAGGCGATGGCCAGGGTTGCCAGTTTCAGCACCACCCCTTCGTCCGGGCTGCTGATAGTCAGATCGCCACGGGTGTACGTGGTCAGTTCATTGGCGCGCATGAGATGCTCCTGTGAGCGAGATAAGTTGCAGGTAGCCGGCGCTTCCCGACGAGCTTCTGGTCTGAGCGCCGTCCTGGCGCTCCCGGGAATCACCTGCGAAAAACGATTGAAGGAATGAATTACTGAATAGGGAGGCTGCGGACAGGGCGCGCGAGCCGCTCGGTGAGCTTGGCGTCGTGGTAGAGCCAGCCATCTACAAAGTCCATGGTGTAGGCGGTGTTGGCGGAGCGCTGCGTACTCAGCCAGTGCCACCGGTCTTCGCGCAGTTCCAACAGGCCATCAGCCTTGGCCGCCATCACTAATTGACCTTCCAGGCATGACGGGATGAAGCCATCCATCTCCAGGGCCTTGATGGCGATCACGCTGCCGGCCTCGGCCATGGCGCGGGTGTTGGCTTCGCCATCGCTGTAGCTGCCGGCACCTTTGATCTCGACGCCATACTCACCCCACGGGCCGCTGAGCTCGTCAGCCAGGAGGATCAGGGCACGCTCGACGCCGTTGAGCCAGTAGCGGGTAACGAACACGCCACCGGCCAGAGGTTGGCCGCGCTCGGGGAGTTCGGCGGCGAGTACTGTTTGCTGTGCTTGCTTGGTCATGGGGTTACTCCGGGTAAGCGCCGCCCTCCGATTACCGGATGCAGCGAGTAGGGTGGGTTGTCAGTCGTTCTCGCCGTCGTCTTCGGCGTTCATTTGGATCGATTCGGCAAAGCCTGTTTGCCGTAATTTGCGCGCCACGTTTTCGGTTATCTCATAACCGTGGCGCTTAATTTCGAAGAGTGGCGCTGACTTCTCGGCACCCAGCGAGTGGGCATGCGCGATCAGGCGCCAGATGGTCGCCCGATCCTTCGTCTCGCCCAGTTCGGCGGAGAGCGCCGCCAACCGGTCACGCATGGCCTGCCGGAAGTAGTGTCGGATGATGTCGGACGGCCCTTTGACTTTCGGCGGCGCCGGCGGCATATCCTCGGCCCGTCCATTCAGCACCAGCAGTTGCACCGCTTCGCTGACTTCCTCTATCTCATGCCAGCGCATCAACTCGCCGAGCATCTGCCGGGTGCCGTGCGGGACTGTGTGCCGCAATTCCTGCTCGCCCAGTTCCTGCCGTTTCTCGGCAAGTTTGGCTGTGCGCTCTTTCTGTTCGGCAGCCATGGCCTACCTCTTCTATTCCGCTGGCCGGCAGTGCGAGCCAGGTTTGACGTTTACGTTGCTGGGTGCGGGCTATGCGGCGCATGAAGTGCTGCCCTGGCGCGCTTTCGGGTAGTCGATGCCGTGGGCGGCGATGATCCGCTCGAAGGCCTTGTTGCCGATTGCCAGCTTCCCGCAGCACTGGCGCCGGGAAATACCGAGTTCCTTGAAGGCCTTGATGCGCTCAGCGAACTTCGCATCGCGTTCCTCATCGACCGCGTTGTGCACCAAGTTCCTGGCGCCGCCTCTGGTGGGCGCTTTGAACGTGATGTCGTACCGCTCGGCGTGGTTGTAGATGAGTCGCCGGCTGACACCAAGGGCTGCCGCTACCTCGGTCTGGGTATGCGTGACACCCAGCTGGCGTATCTGCTCAGTCAGCTTGATTCTGGCCTGGGTGCGAATATCGTTTTTGTCGAGAGGCAGGGGGTCCGCCTCAACCCGCCGCCGAACAAACGGCTTCGGCGCCGGCGGCATCTGGTTACTGTAGGTGATGGGCTTGGGCTTGTAGTTGTAAGCCGGGGCCTGTTCGATCTCGCCGCCGGCTGCCACGAACTCGGCGACCTGAGCCGCCAGTTCGTCCGATGCTGGCCGTAGTGCCTCGACCAGGCTTAGGTGGTTGCTGATCATGCTGCCTTACTCCTGAGCGCTGCCTCGTACCCGTCGACCAGCAGTTTGAATTCCCACAGGTCTTCTTCAAGGCTTTCGATGTAGTCGTCGTCGCGCTGGAATTCTTTCCACCAGAGCTGGCGGCCCACCGGCTTCAACAGCGGGCAGTACATCCCGATGTGCCACCACTTCCGGTCGGTGATCCACATACAACCCTGCACCTGGTCGATGACTTCGCTGGCGTCGTTGTCGATGTGGAAGGACCTGAGCTTGTCAGGCGCCAGGAAGCACTTATATTCGGAGCCACCGTCGTCGCCGATGAATCCATCTGCGCTGGCGCCAAACACGCCATCATCTGTTTTGACCAATCCGACCTGTGTAACGATGAGGCCGGTTTGGATTTCGTGCTCCATTCGCGCTTCGGGTTCCAGTTCGTGGCCCCGGCGCATCTGCCAAGTCTCGAAACCGCCGTCCAGCGGCACGCCGCCGATGCGTTCGACGGCCAACTCAAAGGCGTAGGAGAGCGCGGCGTTTGAGGGTTCACCAACCTTCTCGCCGTCCAGTGCGCGCAACACAACTTCAGCCCTTGGCGCGGCTTTGTAGCCGGCCAATTCTCGCGAGCGGGCCTCGCTATATCCGTTCAGCATCGCATTCACATAGGTTTGCTGCTGCGAGGTCAGTCCGTTCACCTTGGATCGGGCCGTGCTGAACATGCTTGCGGTGATGACGCCGGCGCGGGCCTGCAGCCACTCGGCTGAGCCCTGAGTGCAATTCACGATGATCATTGAGGTGCCTCCAGCTTGGCTTTGTGGACGGTGACCGCAGTCTTCACTGTGGAATACCCGTTGGTGTCACCTGACGCCTGCAGGACTTTCAGGCTTGCCTGCCAAACGTCCTTCAGCTCATCCGGTGTAGTGGTCTGCCCGACACGCTCCAGGATGTCCGCGACGACCTGGGCGCGCATATCCTCCGTTTCTGAACCGTCCGAAGACTGCCCGTCGTCGTCGCGACTCTCGCCGGTCGTGATGTTCAGCAGTGCACACATCACGTACCGTTTGCCGTAGGTAGTCGATGATCCGACGGCCTGTACATCGTTACGGCCTTTGCCGATATCGATCGGTAGGCTCATGGTCGTTTGCTCTCGGTGACCACCCCGATGCATCAAGATTCCAGTGACGCTGATCGCCTTTTCAGCGTTTTCCACCTTGAAGGTAATGGCGAATCCGTGCTGCTGCATGATCGGTTTCAGGGTGTGGGTGATGTGGTCGAGCGTGGCGTAGGAGTTTCCTGTGTGCAGGTTTACCGCGCCCTCGAAAACCGTGGGGATGTTGCACTGCATTTCGGCCATCGCAGCGTTGAAAGCTTGCTCAGCCTCCTTGGCCTGCATGCGCTCATGCATGGCCAGAAGACGCTCCATCTTTTCGATGTCGCAGGTTGGATCGGCGGCAGCACGGCTGATGACGGCCATGATGCTGTTGTCCGTGGAGATCGGTGCCATAGCCTGGCGCCGCTGTTCGGGAACGATGATTTGGCCGCTCATGCTGGCTACCTCAGAAGTGGATGGTGATGTTTGGGACTTCGCGGCGTGCGATCTTCAGGACAATGGCCTTGGCCAGTTCCTCGGTGATGTTCATCGACATCAGCGCCTCTTTGGCGGCGCCCATGATCTTCACCTTGTGAGCCTGGTCCGCTTCGCGGGCCTTCTGCTGGCGCTGCGCTTCTTCAGCCTCCGCCGCCTGCCGGGCAATCTCCGCCAGTCGCGCCTGTGCTACAGCTTCTTCCTGGCGGCGCACCGCGGCGATGCGTTCTTGCTCGGCGCGCTGCTCAGCGGCGATTCGGCTGGTTTCGGCCTGTGCCGCTGCTGCGCGGGACTGTTCGGCCTGTAATTCCAGCTGCAGGCGCTGGCGTTCGGCGGCTGCCTCGGCGCCCAGTGCCGCCTGTGCAGCGGCGCGCTGAGTGGCAGCGGCCTTGTCCAGCAGTTCCTGCTCACGTCGTGCGGCAGCTTCGCGCTCGGCCTGGGCCTGCTGTTCGGCTTGGAGCCGGGCTTGCTCAGCGGCAACTCGTGCAATCTCTGCATCTCGGTCACGCTGGGCCTGTGCTTCAGCTTCGGCGCGCAACCGGACTAGTTCGGTCTGCTCCGCTTCGTACTGGGTGCGCTCGGCGTGCAGGGTGCGCAGCTTCGCCAGGGTCTGGTCTTTCACCTGGGCGGCTTCGGCCAGGAACTCTTCCCAAGCATCGTTGATTTCAATGGCTTCGAGGTCGGCGATCAACTGGGTAACTATGGACGCCGAAGGTGTTTCGCCGAACAGCGCCATACCCTTGATCTGCTGGATGCCTTCGTTGTGCTTGGCAACCCGCGCATCTTCGGCCGCCTGCCAATCATCCAGCGGCTGCCGCACCTCCTTCTGCCATGACTCCAGCGTGTCCCATACACGCTTGCGTTCGGCGTCGATCAGCTTCGGGATCTCCTTTTGCTTTGCGGAAATCTCTTTGCCTACCGCTTCAAGTGCGTTTTTCGATTTTGCGATCTGGTGCGCCATCGATGCATAAGCTTTGCGGCCTTTGTCCGTTTTCAGGTCGGGAAGCACTTTTTTGAATTCGTCTACCTTCGCGCGGACCTGCTGAAGCCACGGGTCAAGTCCCTTAACGGTGCTGAATACGGTTAACGCTGTTTCTTTCGGCGGTACGACTGCCAGTTCGGTTTCTGCGGACATGAGGAATCCTTGCCGCGATGCTCGCAGCGATTGAAGGTGTTGGTTATTGGGTGATTCGATCAGCGAGGGCGCTGAGCAGCATCAGGAAGGTGCAGAGGGAGAGGGCAGAGAAAGAGCCGCGCCAGATGAGCAGGCGCCGGGTGCGCTGGCGGGTGGTCATTGCTGCGCCTCTCTAATCTTCGCAGCAGCCCTCACTATGGCCCTGCATATGGCAGACTCGGAACGACCACCAACCACGTCCTCACAAGCTTGACCATCGTCGTGATAAGCCTGAACCCATCCAGTCTGAAAGCCGCGCTCAGTCACCACGTTCATGTCGATGCTTATTCCCAAGCGCGCCTGAAGAACAAAAGCGTGGCCGGTATTGAAATCGAGAGGGCTAAAGCAGCCAGACGAAAAGGTATGGCTGCTCAAGCACACGTAACCATTCTTGTCTGGGTAATGGCCGTTGCAACGAAGGCCAGCAGCTTCGGCGGCCAAATAGAGCATTTCACGGTCATCCATGACGAACCCTCACCGCGATACGCCCGCCCTTGATCGCAGCAGCAAGTTTTGGCGGTAGTGCCGACACAGGCAGGTCTCGCGGCAGGCCGGCGCCGAGGATTGTCAGGCTGCGTTCGATCTCGGCGATCTGTTCGTCGATCAGTGATTTAACCGGTGCAGTGGTCATGCTGCCTCCTTGCGCGAGACCTTATTGAGGCGTGCGCAGTAGTGGTCGAATTCTTTGAGGGTTAGCGACCGATCAACGAGGAACTGAGTGATCATCCGCTGAACAATTACCGCCTCTTCCTGAGTGCTTGCTGCGTGCTTGAGGCTTTCTAGCGCGTCGTCGATAAGGATGTGAGCGCTCATAGGTCACCATCCACGTCGTCTTCGAGCTCTTCCCGTTCTGCTGCAACCGCGTCGGAGGCGTAGGGCCTGAGCAAGTCCATAGCGATCCGTTCCGCGGCTTCGATGGGGCGCTGTTCGCCCATCAGTTCCGCGGCGTGGCCGCGTGAGTCCGCTTGGCTGCCAAGGATTGAGGACAGGAACAGCCGAGCAAGTGAGTCTCGCTCGTCCAGGCCGTCGATTTGGCGCTGGTTCAGGTGGCCTTGAAGGTACGTGCAGTAACGATCAAACGTCACCACTTGCGGCTGGCCGTGGCGGCGCTTCCACTTGATGTCCATGCCGCACACCAACTGCTCGGCCGAGTGTTCCAGCCACTCCTGTTCCGCGCTCGCCTCGCTGACCTCTGGCGGCAACTGAGCGTCGTAACGCTCCTGGCATATCTTCAATGCTGCGTTCATGGTCGCCTCCAGGGTGGCGTTACTCGGTGGGCCGGGTCAGATCGTTGATCGACTTGATAACGTTCAGAATGTGTTGCGCCTGAACTTCCATGGTCTGATCGGACTTGTTTTGTTGGCAGGTCGAGTCAGAGTCAGCCTGCTGCCAGTAAATCTGCCCAAGGGAGAAAGACCGGCGCAAAGCGCTTTCGACCATTGCAACGATTTCAGCGGTCCAGGCCGTATCCCGCTGCTGCAATGCGGCGCCATAATCGAGGCGGCTTACAAGCTCGACATGAACGTCATCAATGCTTGTCACGAGGTTGCGCTGTAGCGCTTCACACTCCGGCATGTCATAGACCATATCGATATCGCCAAGCTCTCGATTATCAAAGATCCCCCCAAGCACAAGAGTCGCCAGGGTTTTAACTTCACTCAGCTTCTCGCTGCACTTGATCCAATCGCTCATGGCGACCTCCAGTGTTTGGGGTTAGGCGTCTGCGGCAATGTCCGAGAGGATTTGAGCTTTGCGCTTCTCGAAGCGAGCGCTCCAGGTTGGCCTGCCATCTACGCGCCAGATGGTGGCGCCGCGCTTGCGGAGCTTCCGGGCCCGAGCTGGAGAAATTCGATTCCCCCATCCCCTGGTGCGGTAAATGTCCTCCCAGTACTCGACGGTCTCGCGCTTGTCGTACTTGTAATAACGGCTGCTCGGCTTGTTCTCGGACAGCCAAGCCTCTACCAGCGACCTCGCGACAGTGGCTGCACTGAACACGTAGCAACTCTCCAGTGACTCGCGGGTGCCAATGCCGACATGAACCGTGGGGACACCAGGGTCGCCGCCGGAATCCCAGACCTGGCCTTTGCACTCCAGAGTCGAGCCGTCAGAAAGATTGATGCTGAAAGAGCGACCCGCAAACGCATCACGGGTACCTGGCACAATCTTCATGAAGTCGAAGAAGCCATCGTGGCTCGAAACAAGCAGGTTGCCGGTGCGCTCGTATACACGGCGTGGCATTTCATCCAGCAGCAGGAACATCTGCCCCTGCTTGGTTTTGATCACATCCAAAATCTTTGGCATTTCGGGAGCTCCATTCGTTGGTTCACCTGTATTCGTCAACACTCATGCCTCCCGCTGGTTGCCGATGGGCGCGGGGGAGGAGTGCTGACGTAATAGAGGTGGGGAAGGGTAGGTGCCGGTCTTTCCCGGCTGTCATGGCGCTGGTCGTCCTACTCGGCGTCCTGCTCAAGCCAAGCAATCTTCGGCGCCTCTTTGCGAAGCGCGAAGTACTCGACTTGAACCTTGGCGCTGTTGATCATCTTGCCGCCGAGATTGGCGAGTTCGGCCGCTTCGGCCGGCTTCAGCTCGCCGGCCTGCAATTGGCGGAAAACGTCGGCCAAGTTCTTGCGTAATTCTTCAGCGTTCTTCATCTTGACTACCTTTAATGAGCCGCCGGAGCAGCATGTGAGCTCGTTTTGCTTCAATTAATATTTTCGGGATATTCGATTTGTTCAGACTTGGCGAGTACTGCCTGATGTGAGCGATGACTACAGGGTCAGGCAGGGAGTCCCTGTAGTTTTTCGCCTTCTGCTGAACAAGCGCTCTGTTCCGTTTTCGGCTCTCCCTTTGCTGCTCGGCAAGCCTTTCCTTGTTGGTGGCCCGATATTGCTTTCTATCCCTCTTAGGCGCTGGCTTGCTCGGAGAGTCAGGCTTAAGCCGATACCTCTCTTTATACTCAGCAAGCTTTCCTGGATTTTTAGCGCGCCATTCCGCAGCAATATCGTTTTTCGATTTGCGATATTCGGGATCGGACATTCTTTGTTTGCGCTGGGCGGCCTCGACCAAATTGCAGCACGTTCTGCACGAAGATCTCAGGCGAGATCCGTTCTTCCGGTAGTCTGACGCTAGCTTAGGAAGGCGGCATATTGAGCAAATCCTTGTCTCGATTTTCAATTGATTGCTCTCCACTCAATTCAACAATGCCGCCTCATAGAAGCGGCATCAGTAAATCTGTGGGTGCTTCATCTCCACCACGCGCATCGCCCGATTCATATCTCTAGTCGGCGTCACACATTTCGTGGACGGTGTTCTTCGCCGACCGGCTTGCGTGGTTTCGCGTACTCACATCTGATGAGCACGGCCAGTTCCAGAGCTGGCGTGGAGATCGAATTTATTGCTCGCACTGTGCCCATTGCTGGGGATTGATCTGCGAGGTTCCCGTGCTGTTAAAGAGCGGCGGGCTGTGAGGCCCTTCGCAGTCCCTCGTAAGTCGCTGCGATGGATTAAATCTACAACCAAAAGTTACAGCTTGCAAGCTTTTTGGTTGTAGATATTTCGATTTAAAGTTGTCGGTGGGTTCTGTCATGGTTGTAGGTCCGAATCCCAGGCATGAAAAAGCCCGCACTTGGCGGGCTCTGGTGACTCTCGGCTGTCAGTCGGTAATGGGGGGATACTTGCCGCTCACCGAGTCCCTGTAAACGATCTCGCTGAATAGCCTGGGGCCGTCGCGCATCGTGACCATGGCTTGCTTGGCTTCTTCCTTCGTTTCGAATGGGCCGGCACCCACAGCTAGGCCAATCATTGAAACGACCGGAAGCCCGCTACTGGTAATGGCTTCAATGGTTCGCTGCTGCTCTTCTTCGTCACGGCAGGCAGTTGATGCGACCCACCCATTTTTAAGGCGCGGGGCGGCTACTGGCTCAACATCAGCGCCGCAGTGCTTGCATTTGATGGCCGCGCATTTGATCGTCTCGGCACAGTAAGGGCAGGCGCGATCACCGGATACGACAAGGCCCTGCGAACTTTTTTCGGCTGGGCTTTCTGTGTTTGCTGAGGAAGCCCACACCAAGGCTGCAACCCAGCCCAGGAATGTCCACCCCAAGAGCAGGTTCACCAGAAAGATCGAGGTGAAGTTGACGTGCTTGCGATTCGAAGCAACGAACGTAGGCAGGAAATAGATGACAAAGGCAGCCACAAGAAGAACAAAGCCAGCCCAAGGGCTTCCACTATCCATATCGTAAACCTGATCCATTGAATTGAGCTCGCACTCTACCATTCGTGGCGTACGGCCACCATTGGAAGGCAGGGAAGGGTAGGCGCAAGAAGCCCGGCCCAGTTGAAGGCCAGCAATTCGTTTTCAGAGGGAAGTTGCGATCGCCCGGGCGAGTTGGGCGTCTGACATCAGCGGCGGTGCGGCGTTGGAGCGGTAGTATCTGGAGGCTTGCTCAAACTGCGCGCCGCGGATCTCGCCATCCGAACCAATGAACGCCAGAGCGTCGGTCTTCGCCGATTTGAAAACCTTTGGCGGCTCGGTCGTGAGGGATGTGGTCGCCCCAACCAAAATGGTTGGCGCGGAGATTGTGAGAAATATCGCGGCAGCGATAGGGTTGGCGCCATCACCTGATACGGCCTGCGTGCTGAACGATGCCAGTAGGGCTATCGCCAATGTCTTCCATGACTCCATGCTTCATTGCTTCCATTGCGATCTAAGGGCGCCACCATAGCAGGGTAGTGGCTCGCCAGAAACAAGAAGCCCGACGCAGGGCGGGCTCTATGTAACCGCGTCAGAAACTAACGATGCTTGTTATTGTGTTTATGCTTGTTGTTGCCTTTGTGCTTCTTACCATCCGATCGATGATTGCTCTCATCATCCGCCAGGTTGTTTCCAAGCGCGCCACCCGCGGCACCGCCCAGACCTGCGCCGATCGTCGAGCCAGTCGTGCCGCCGAGGCGGTTACCGATGAGGGAGCCACCAGCCGAGCCGATACCGCCACCTAATGCGGCTTCAGCTCTGTTTCCTCTCTGAGCGCCGACAGCACTGCCCGCAGCACCACCTACGCCTGCGCCTACCGCCGCGCCAGTTGAGCCTCCCAGCTGTTGGCCTACGATATTGCCAAGTGCACCACCAACGCCGCCTCCAAGGCCGGCTGTGCCGTCTCCGGCAGCCATTGCTCCTTGCGAAATGAGTACGCCCAAGAATAGGGCGGGCAGTGTCATTTTCATTTTTTGAACCTCTATGGGTTGTCAGCAGGCGCTCACGGTTTAAAGCACGCCTAGCATTAGGACTGGAGTAGAAGTTTGTAGTTCTCTACGGGCGGTGTATGCGGGCGAATGGTTGTAACAATATATGCCGTGATGGATTCGGCTGCAGAGCTCGGGCTAAACGGTTTCACCAGGAGTTGGGATGACCAGAAGAGTCGAGTGTGAAAGAGCAGAAACAAGAAGCCCGGCGCTGGGCCGGGCTCAATCAGATGAAAGGATTTTCTTGAATATCCGCAGGGGAGGCTACGTCGATCTCGAGTCCTGCACAGTACAGCCTCTCGCCGTCAGCTATGACCTCTACGGTCAATTTTCCAGGCCCTTCAATCTGGAAAGGGCTCAGTACAGCCATCAACTGGATATAAGAGCTATGAGCATCAGGTCCAGGTGTTGGGAGTGATGCGTCCATGGCTCTGATTTCCTCGGGACTCAGAAACATCTCGAATGCTGCCTGGCCTCTAAAAACTCCCCGCACAGAAATATTTTGAAAGGCTTGGTTCAAAGGTGTTGAGATGTGAACTACGGTACAAAGCTTAGAAATGGTTCCGGGCAGCGCGGATGTAAGCATTTTGTCGTTGTACACACCGATGTAGCTGTTTTTTCGACCAATTTCGGCGCGAACGTCATCGCAGAAAAATGTATGTGCATAGCGACTCATTTCGGTTCCTTCCGAGCGTTTATTTTCTGCTGGTTCTCTATCATGCATTGAAAGTCGTTTGGCGTTATTACCAAGGCGTCACACAGCCGTAGAACTGTATTAAACATGACGTTGACCGATCCTTTTTCGATATTAGCAACGTGCGGCTGACTAGATCCGATTATTGTCGCCAGCTGCTTTTGCGATAGCCCTCTTCTAAGCCTAACCGTACGAACGGTGTTTTGCTCATCAGGGTAAAAGCGATCGGCAACCCATACCGCAGCAGCAGCAAGGCCTTCGCGATTTGAGTCGTCACTCTCAAGCTCTAGCTCCAAGTCTGCAAAGTCTTGATGAGCTGCAGCAATGTTTGACGGCTTTACGCTAAAACTGCCGATGTGAATATTGGAGTGCCGGGTCTCAGTTTTGACTGGCGGAGGCGAATCGCTACCAAAGGCCTTCGACCAGTCTTTTATAAGAACTGGCGATTCGCTGCGAAATAGGGTGTTTAAGCTCATAATTGAATCTCTCATCGTGTATCACGCCAAATTCAGACTTTTCAATCACCGCTAGGAGCACATAGCGATTCTCAGTAGGAAAAAAAGCGTGAATGAACCTATAACCTGCCAGGTCCTCGTCAAAAAAACGAAGCCTCCAAAGGTTCATTTGGGCGTTTTGCGCTTCAACCCATGGTCCGGTATTGAAGGTGGCTGTTTTGGGGCGAGGCCATTTAGGCGATCCTCCCCAGTCCATTTGTGTCAGCCTGTCCATCGCATCTTGGTCATCGCGGAGCTGTTGAACCGCCCGATAAACGATCAGGCCCTGCTCCTTGTCTTCCGCGATCACGCCCCGAATGTCAGCTGTAGCATCGTTGTGAATGATGTACTCGTACAATATATCGTCCTTAGTATATTTCTACAACAACGCTCTCGCTTGCAAGGTGTAAAATCCGCTTGCTGCTGACTTTTTTGTCCGTATCGGCGATACCTTGAGGAATCTTACCGCCTACCATGCCGATTTGACATGCTGATATGAGCTCTCTCCCCGAGTGAAGCACGCTTACAGCCAGCCAAGGGCAAACGTTCGCGCTTGCATCAGCCAAGCACGCCATAGAATTGGTTCAGCGCTATCAGCTCAACCACCGCCACGAAAACGCACAGAGCAATGAAATTAGGGCTGAATACCCGCTTGCTATTCGATGATCCCCCGCCTGACCAGTTCGCACCAGTATAGATAGTGAGTGTTGCAACGAGTGCGAGCAGAGCATAGGTCCAAGCCTTGCTCCAAAAGCTTTGCTCTCGCCATGCAGTCATTTGCGCTGTTCCGCAGTCCGAATTATCCGGCAGTCCTTCACCTCATCCGCATAACCCTCCAGTCGATCCTCATCAGCATGAAACACGGTGCACATCTTCAGCACGGCCTGGGCGTCTTCCTCATTCCCTGCCAAGCTCAGCCGCTCCGCAATCCTCATCAGCTCTACGGCTGACCATTTTAGGTCGGAGGCGATGCCTTGCAGGTCACGCTTGAGGTCTTGGTTTGGCTTGGTCAGGGACATAGCCGGCTCCTTTTGGTTAGCGGGCGTACATTCCCCACCAGAACACGTGCCCTAGGATGCCGATCTGCTCATCCTGCATCTGCTGGAAGCTATAGTCCTCATCCGGGTGATCGTCGCGGTTGAAGCTTCGCAACCTGATCCCTGATGGAAGCCTGAAAACCTGTTTAACACGCATCTGGCCATTATGGTTTATGGCGTATAGGTCGCCATCGATGATGTCGCCCAGGCTCGTTTTGCCCAAGTCGATGCCCACCGTTGCGCCATCGCGCAACACCGGGGTCATGCTGTTGCCACGGACCGTCACGCACTTGGCGTTGCTGAACTGAACGCCGTTTTCGCGAAGGTTCTTCTTGCGGAAGCGAAGGCTTTCCCCCTCGTCCTCCTGAATGACAAAGCGGCCCGATCCTGCGGCCAGTTCGACTTCGCGCAGAAATGGAACCTCAACCTCGTCATCGTCGAGCGGGGTCTTTTCGTCCCAGCCATCAATAGCCTTCATGGAGCTGGCATTCGAGTCAGGCGCGGTTCGGCCCGTTTCACCAGGACCGCCATCTATTAAGTAGCCCATCGAAGTGCCGAGGGCCTCAGCCAGGTCGCCCAGCTTGCTATTCCGTGGCGTAGAGACGCCAGCCTCCCACTTCTGGACAGCCTGAGGGCTCAGCCCCAAACGACGGGCCAACTCCGACTGGCTAAGGCCTGCCGCCTCTCTTTTTTGCGCGATGCGCTCACCGATATTTTTCATCGCCGAATCATACAAACAACGGTTGTAGATGTAATTGCGAATTTGAGTTGTAGATAAATACGTCCATGGGTTAACCTTAGGTTGTAGCTGTAACTTTGAGGTGCGTATGACGCAGACAGCAATCCAGAAGGCCGCGAAAGCTGCCGGCGGCCAATCCGCCTTAGCCCGGTCACTGAAGGTCACGCCACAAGCAGTGCAGAAGATGTGCGCCACCGGGCGCGTTCCTGCTGAGCGAGTGCTGGAGATCGAGAAATTAACCGGGGTTCATCGCTCTGAGCTGCGCCCAGACCTTTACCCGCCAAGGGTGAAAAGGCCGCAGGCAGCGTAAGCGACATCCCTGTCCGCAGTTCCATTGAAGCCAGATTAGAAGAGAGCAGTGCCCATGCAAACGTCCAGTTCCAGACACACCGTAGAAACCCGTGATCAGGTGCTGGTCGCCCATGCCCAAAACCAGATCGCCCGCACCAGCTTGAGCCAGGACGACTTCGCCCAAGCGCTGAGCCGCGAGATCTACCTGACCGTGCCTGCCGCGAAGATCAACGACGCGAAAGTCCCGGACTTCGTAGAGCTGGCACGCCTGAACGATGTGGGCGAGTTCATTAAGGCCACGGGTCGTTGGCTCAAGCGTGTTCAGCGCTGGCTGTCCGGCGATCAGGAAATGCCGTCCTGGCTTGAAGAGTCGTGGGTCAACGCCCTTGAACCTGAATACCGCGATCACTGCTTGAACGAGCTGGCGAGCCGCCACGGCTTGACCGGCGCCCGCCAGATGACCAGCGACCAATGCGCGAACAAAAGCTTCGGCGCACTGATCCGCGCCCTGGGCGATGTGATCGACACCGGCAGCGAAGTGTTTGATGACCAAGTGATGTGCGAGCAGGACCTGCCGCACTTGCCAGCGTTCGCCAAACAGTGCCGCCAGGTTGAAGCGAAGGCAGGGGAGTTGCGCCGTAAGGCTGAAGCTCTGCTCAACGGCAAGCCAGCACTGAAATCAATCGCCTGAATTCCAGGCACAAAAAAGCCGACGTACGAGGTCGGCTTTTTCTACAGCGGTAAACAACTGGAGCGAATCATGCACCAACATACAGAATCGATCAATACCCCCAACATTTCCGCGCCACGTTTTTCGCAATCTGAAAACGTGGCGCGTAATTCCTCAGTGATCCCGTTCGACTTCGACGGCGCGGCGATCCGGGTCATAACTGACAAGCTCGGTGACCCGTGGTTTGTCGCGCGCGATGTCGCTGATGCCCTCGGTTACTCCAAACCGGAGAATGCCGTGGCCCGCCATTGCAAGGCTGCGACCACTACCCCGAAACAGGGTGGTGGTTTCATGACCATTATCCCGGAGCGGGACCTGTACCGGCTAGTGATGAAGTCCAAGCTGCCGGCCGCCGAGAGGTTCGAAGAGTGGGTGGTTGGCCAGGTCCTGCCGAGCATCCGCAAGACCGGCAACTTTTCTGCCCAAGGCCCAAACAACTCCAAAATCGTCGGCGAGCTGGCCATCCTGGAATGCTTTGACCGCCTGTTGAAGCCTGCCAACTCCAGCAAGATGCTGATGCTGGCCAAGATTGCCGCCAACAACGGCCTGGACGCTAAATTCCTCCCAGGCTACGCCGTTGATGCCGCCCCTGACGCCGCTGGTGGTTCGTCGATGCCCACCAAGGCAATCACCGCCCTGATCAAAGATCACGCCATCGCCAGCACCGCCCGCGGCTTCAACCTTGCTCTTGAGGCCCACGGCTTCCTCAAGGTTCTTCAGCGCAAAAACTCCAGGCAGGAAATGGTCGACTTCTGGTCCGTGACCGAGAAGGGCATGGCCTACGGCAAGAACCTCACCAGCCCTCAATGCCCCCGCGAGACGCAGCCTCACTGGTACGTGGATCGCTTCCTTGAATTGGCCGCTAAGGTCGGGAAGGCCTGACATGCAATACACCGTGACGATTAACCAGGTGAAGGCGCTGGAGTGGGGGCTGAATTCTCAGCAGGCCCTGCTGTTCGCCTTCATCTACGGCTGCCCGAGCTGGACCAAGCCAATCAAGACTGATGACGGGATCTTCTTCGCGCTGAGCAAGGCCAAGATCATCGAGGAGCTGCCGCTGCTCACTGATAAGCCGGACACCGCTTACCGCATGCTGAAGGCCCTGGAAGAGGCCGGCTTGATTGAGCTTTCCAGTACTTCGAACATCACGCTTTTCCGCCTCACAGAGAAGGCCGTCGAGTGGAACCAGAAGCTGGATGGGTCGGAAAAATATCCGACCCCACCAAAAAACAAGGGTCGGAAAAATATCCGATCTACCTCGGATAAATCTCCGAGCAAGGTCGGAAAAAAATCCGAACAAGGGTCGGAAAAATCTCCGACAAATCAGGATACCAATCATCAGGGTACCAATCAGGACACCAGTCAGGACTTGCAGGACGCCACCGGCAAGCCGGCTCAGTCCCGCGGTCTGGTGCTGGTGGTTGATCGCACCGACACCCCACGGGTCGAGATCCCCGCCGACATGCCTGGCCCCAAAGACCAGACCTGCAAAACCTTCAAGGTCTGGGCGAACTACGCCATGGCTTACCGCAAGCGCTACAGCGCCTGGCCTGTGTGGAATGCCAAGGTCGGCGGCCAGCTCGGACAGTTGGTAGACCGTCTCGGCGCCGATGTCGCCCACCACGTCGCCGCCCACTTCCTGAAAACCAGTGATGCCGCAGTCTTGCGCAAGTGCCACAGCCTCAACGAGCTGCTGGCCAACGCCGAGAGCTATCACACCCAGTGGGTGACCGGGCAGCGCATCAACGGCACAACCGCCCGCCAGATGGAAAGGACGGAGGCGAACCACTCTGCAGCCGAGCAGGCCGCCCAGATGGTTCTGGCCAAACGCCAAGCAGGTGACCGCAATGAATACCTCTGAAATGAACGACCACCAGGTCGCCGGGCTTGCCGCCGCCATCTGTGCAACGGCCGAGGCTATGGGCCAGGAGATGAACCCGGGCACCGCCGCAATGATGGCCGAAGATCTTTGCGCCTACCCGGTGCCGGTCGTCAAAGCCGCGTTGAAGGCTTGCCGCTTCGAGGTGAAGGGCAAGCTGGCAATGGCCGACATCCTGCAACGAGTCCAGTCCTCGGATGGGCGTCCTGGCAAGGACGAGGCCTGGGCCATCGCCATGACCACCAACGACGAATTTGAAACCGTGGTGCTGACCGACGAAATCCAACTGGCCCTGGCTGCCGCGAAACCCATCTTGGATGGCGGCGACAAGATCGGTGCGCGCATGGCGTTCATCGATGCCTACCAGCGTTTCGTAGGGCAGGCCCGCGAGGATGCGAAACCGGTCAACTGGCACGTGTCCGTGGGCTTCGACTCCAACCGCCGCATCCAGGCCGTCACCAAGGCTTTGGAGCTGAAACGCATTCCCCAAGAGCACGGCCAGAAGTACTTGGCTGACCTGAGCATCGTGCCAGTTACCGAGGACGGCCGCGCCATTGCCGGTTTACTCACCGGCGCCGTCACCCAGCCTGCGCCAGTGCTGCGCCAAAGGCTGGAACTGGTCAAAAACTCGATGCTGGAGATGCGCAAGGCCAGCGCCGAACGGAAAACCGAAATGCGAATTGAAGCGGCCAACGAGTTGGCGGATCGCCGGGCGCTGCTGATACGGCAGGCCCAGGAACTGGAAGAGAAGAGGGCGGCGCAATGAACGACTACACCGAACTCAAGAAGGCCGCCGAATACGCCGCCCAAGACGTGACAAAGTTCGCCGACGAAGGCGAGGAAATGCGAGCGCTCCAACAGTTCCATGAAGAGGTCGACCCTGAAACGGTCCTGGCCTTGATCAAGGACCTTGAGAGCCACAAACGCATGCTTCTGGCCGCTGCCTGCGACCTTGGCGCGATTGGCGAAGCGCTCAAGTCCGACATGGACGCCGATGGGGATGAGTTGCTTGGCATGGTCATCGACCTGAAGGCACAGAACACCCGAATGCTGGAATGGCTCAAGGACATTAGCCGCACATCCGGCGACAAAGGTGCCGTCATGGGCGCGCGCCAACTGCTCAAGGAGTTCGCCGAATGAATGACTTCGACCAATCGGTGCTCGCGTATTACCAAGAGCAGGGTGGCGCAACCGCCTGGATCTGTTCCGGGGCGTTGAAATGCTCACGTGAAGAGGTCAGCAAGGCGCTACAACGCCTGAAGCGTAAAGGCGTCATGAAAAACAAGGGCCCGTTCTGGGAGTGGAAAGCGCCATCGCGTCAGGAGGTCGGCTATGACTGACAAGATCAGCGTCAACTGCCGCTCTATGCTCACTGAGGCCATCACCCGCATGTCCAAGATGTTCGAGGACAAGCACTTCGTGGTGGTCTCCCTGCGACCAGGCAAGGACCGCACGCTCGACCAGAACCGCCTGTGGTTCGCGATGTACAAGCGCATCGCCGAGATGACCCAGATCGGTGACGCTGCTGACGCCCGCAAGTACTGCAAGCTGCACATCGGCGTGCAGATCCTGCTGAACGAGGACGCCGGCTTCCAGGCCGAGTGGTACCGGGTGATGCGTCACCTGCCGTACGAAACCAAGCTGGACATGATGGGCGAGTGTCACCTGTTCGGGCCTGACGGCTTTCCGGTGACCAGCCTGTTCAATCGGGCCCAGGGCATCGCCTACACCGACCGCATCGTCGCGCGCTTTGCACCGCAGGGCGTGTACTTCTCTGACCTGCTTAGCCAGGAGGCCGCATGAGCCATAACTTCAAGCCGGGCGATCTGGCACTGGTGATTTCAGGTGGGTACCTGGGCGAGACCGCGGAACTGGTGCGTTTTGTAATGCCTGGCGACCTGATCGTCTCACCCACCACGGGCAAGGTTTACGAATTCAGGCCGGCCGCCAGAGTAGGTGGATGGTTGTGCAAATTCAGATGCAGTCATGCGGTAAAGCACGAAAAGAACCTGATGCCCCTGCGCGGCCGATTCACCCTAGAGCAGCAGAAAGCCAAGGAGGCTGTATGAAGCGCACACCGCTGCAACGAAAGACTCCACTCGCGTCCGGTGGCCCGCGCCGCAAGCGCTGCCCAGAGTGCCGGGTGATGTTCACGAAAGCGCGTGAGTCGCAGGTGGTGTGCGGCGAGATCGAGTGCGCCATAGCACACGGTAAGTCGGAGAAGGGTCGGACGATCGCCGGGAAAGCCCTGGCAGAAGTTGGGCGCCGCGAAATCAAGGTCCGCAAGGAGGCCCTGAAGACCAGAGCGGATCACTTGCGCGAAGCTCAGGCGGCGGTGAACGAGTACGTGCGCCTGCGTGACGCTCACCTGCCATGCATCAGCTGCGACTCCACGCCCAACGACAACGACCTCATGACCGGCAGCCGCTGGGATGCCGGGCACTACCGATCCGTCGGCGCCTGCCCAGAGCTGCGCTTCGAGCCGTCGAACATCCACCGGCAGTGCGTGAAGTGCAACCGCAACCTATCCGGAAATGCCGTGGAGTACCGCATCCGCCTGGTGATGCGCATCGGTGCCGAGAAGGTCGCTTGGCTGGAAGGCCTGCACGCGCCCTGCAAGTACACCGTGGATGAGATCAAGGCCATCAAGGCCAAGTACCGTGCAATGACCAGAGAACTCAAGAGGGCTGCAGCATGAACTACCAAAACGTCATTTCTGCAGTCGTCCGCGCTCTGGCAGCGGAAACAATCAACAGCGCCGGGGGTTGCAACGTCGAGCCGCGAGTGCAGACCAGTAAACTGAAGGGCGAGATCACCGGTAAGGATGCGGCACTGCTCGCCGACTGCATCGTGCACAAGCTGCTGCACGCCCAGCTCAGCCCGCGCCACTGGAACGCACTGGTGGCGAAGTACAGCACCCACCGCGGGCGCAAGATCGATTCCATTGGGCGGCTTGTAGCGGTTGTGCCTTCGCCTGCGCCACTGCGCTTCACTCAGCAGGCGGTTCTGGTCTGGGCTGTGCCGCAACAGTCGAAAGGCATCCAGCGCGCAGTGGTCGAGGTCAAAGCTCCAAAGCATCGGGAAAACAAGGATGAGGGCCAGTGGGATTGGCGAAACAAAGCGGCCGACGCCGATGCTGCCCGCGCCAACAAGCACGCCAGGTCAGTGGCTGAAACGAAGCCGGGTGAGATGATCGTCCTCGCCGATTCGAACTACGACATGACGAACTGGGATTCCCAAGGCCTGACGGAGCGCACCTATCAGCGCTGGAATAAGACCATCAAGGGGGCGCTTGAGTCGATGGTGGACGAGGCTTTGGTCGATGCACAGCACATGCTTGAGGTCGTGGGAGTGCTGGAGTGCGAAGCGGCGTGAAATAGTCCCTCAAAAGGGCTTGCAATATCATGTCGCCATGTCGCATTATTCACCCATCCTGTCATTCCTGCGTGTGTAGGACTGAGTTACAAGAACCCCGGCCATCGTTTCGGGGTTTTTCGTTATTACCCTTCTGTTAAAAAACTTGGTGACCTACTATGGCCTTTCTCATTGATTTGCTAGAGGAAGGCGCCTTGACTGATTTTTCGGACATTCGAAACGCGTACGCCAAGCATAAAACAGCGCAGGATGCTTACTGGAATGATCTTCAGACGAAGGCATACAGTATTTATCGAGGTTTTGAGCATCACGTTGGCTTGGCTGGGCAGAAGTTCGCCACGCCAGGTAAGCCAGAAGAAGCCTACTGTCAGGTTGGCGTCATGGAGTCGGGCAAATTCAAGCAGGTACTCGGGCCTTCGTTTAGCGGTTCCGATTTGCAAGTTGAGTTTGCTATTCGCCTTGTCGTCGATGAGTCACCTATCTCGTTACCGAAAAAGGCTCTGATCATCCAGCTGCGACTTGGAAAGTCCAAGGATGGCTACTTGGCTCGCCTGAAAACGAGCGAAGGCTGGTTTGATTTCTCTATTTCTTTCGCATTCGCGGAAAGCGAATTGAAGAATCTTTATGAGGCGATTGCGCTGGATGTGATTGACTCAATGGATGAATCAATTTTCGGTTGAAGCTTCATTCAAAGAGCCCGGCCACTGAGCCGGGTTTTTTATTGCCTGCGTTTCACTGCAGCCAGGGCAGCCTCACGGAAGGCCTGGACGCTGATAAGCCGGTAGTGCAGCGCTACGGAAAAAAACCGGCAGCCCGTGCATCCTGACCTCACTGTGCTTCCAGGGTGGCGCGAGACACGAACGGCGAGATCGGTGCATTGGGGCGTCGACGCCGGAAAGGTCTTTGGCAGACAGCGCGGAAAGACGCGCGCACCTATTCAGGGCCTCAGCATTCGCTGGGGCTTTTCTCGTTATGAGGCACAGCAAATGTCCGGCTCTATCCAATCCAGCAACTACGTGCCGGGCGTTTCCGGCTGGAAAATCGATACTGATACGGGATCCTTCGAGCTTGCATCTGACCGGGTGACAGTTTCAGGGGTTGACCCTAAAGCGGTGTACTGCGGAAAGTCCCGCAAAGAAAGCCATAAGCCATTCATCGTTGTGGACGGCGTGATCTACATCAGCCAGGCATCCATCGAGGACGCCTCAATCGCTAAGGCCAAAATCGGTAACGAATGGTCGGTAAGGATTTGCGTGACGCCAGACGGTGAAAAATACGCAGCCGGCCTTGGTTTGGGCGTCCATCCGGAGTGCCTAGTGCAGCCTGATCGCTTCGACATCAACGGTCTAGATGCCTCGAAGATCCTTGAGATGCTAGCGGGCAAGATCAGCAAGACCGAATTGTGCCGCCAGGTACTGGCAAATAGTGATCAGCTCGGATCCAGCTTCGCCGAACAGGTCAAGGATTTGCTCCGCAAGGAGCTCATGCCTGGCGGTCTGCTGCACCGCTCCCGCTAATCCATTCCTTCACTCCCTATCGAGCAGGTAAAAATATGAGCAAGGAGGACGTGGAAAGAAAAGTCATTGTCCTTGTTCCTTCTGGCGAATTTGATCCACGATCGCTGAGAGCAATGCTCTTAACTACCCAGGGTGAATTCAAAGACACCTTCGTTAAAGTCCATGACAAGGGCGCCTTGTTTCAGGAACTCAAGCCCGAGCACGGCCTGATAGGTTCTTCCGTTGGCTGAGAGCGGGGTTGACACGAAGCTGGCTGCATAATGCTCTGAGTGTCCGTCGATTGAAAAAATCGAAGGCCTCTCCTGTGAGGCGAGAGTCCCCGTACCGCCCATCACGTTTATCGTTGCTGCACGGTGATAGCTAAAGGCGTTAGCCAGGCCTTCATCCATGTAAAAGCGGTCTGCACCTGTATCTATCAACGCGTAAACGATGACGGGTGTCGAGCCCGCAGCGGGGCTGTGAAAGTTTTCGGGCGCAGCTGGCTGCATATTTATCGCGATGACCGGAGAGCCGCCCGGAGTGTCGCTGACTAATCCGGCATCAGACATGAATTGAATCTTGATCTTTGTAGCCATGCTAGCCGTCCATCGTTTTGCTATAGGGGCAATGACGATAGCACGGAGCCATATGCCCTCCACTGAGCGGGCTTTTTATTCCTGCGCTCCCAGACCAGGGAGAACAACAAATACGGAGCAACGATGGATCCTACTGACCTCGGCCCGGGCACAGCTACCTGGCTGGGCGGTAGCGCCACCGTGGTGCTGGGTGGCTTGCTTTGGCTGCGCCGGTTCCTCTCCAAGGATGCGACTGACCGGGCAATGGATAGCGCCGATATCGGCACGCTGAAGCGGCTGAACGAACTGCTGAACCAAGAGCGCGCCGCCCGCAAAGAAGCCGAGTCCCGCGCCGATCAGTTCGCCAAGGAGCGCAACGACCTTGCCGCCGCAGTAGGCCGCATGGAAGGCAAGATCGAGGCCCTGACTAGTCAGGTCGCCCAACTTACTGACCGCGTGACGCAGCAGAGCGACGAGATCACTCGCCTGCGTACCAAGCTGGGAGGTATCGCCTGATGGACAGATGCGCATTGGAATTTATCGCCCGCCGCTGGTGGCGCCGGGCCGAAGTATGGGCGATTGCCGTCGTGCTGGTGGGTGGTGGTGCTGTTCTCGGCTACCAGGCTGCTTACTGGTCGCTCGCCGAGAAGCAGAGCAACCAGGTGACCGACATCCGCAAAGCCTATGACACCGCAATGGGCGAGCGCGATAAGCGCCTGGAAGAGCTGACCCGCCAAACCGGCACTGCTGCCGACAAGGCGACCAAGGCAGCAACGACTGCGGCCCAGGCTGCCGACAAAGCGGATGAAGCCCTCAACCGGGTAACTCAATAAGCCGCGCCACGTTTTCGAATGCGCCAAATCGTGGCGCGCAATCATGAGGAATCACCCATGGATAACCAGCACAAGAAAATCACCGGCTACCGCGACCTGAGCCAGTCCGAGATCGACGGCATGAATTCCATCAAGGCGCTGGAAGCTGACACCGGCGAACTGTTCAAGCAGATCGGCCAGATTGAAGGCGTTGACCCGCGCCTGCTGGCTCTGGCCAAGACCAACCTGCAACAGGGCTTCATGTGGTTCGTGCGCTCTATCGCCAAGCCAGCCGATCCATTCAGCTGATGGGCGACGTAACCCGCCTGCGCCATGCGCTACCGATGAGTCAGGACATCAACGCAGCGGTAAGCGCTCTCGACAAGGCCATTGCTACCGCCGTGGACGCCGCCAAGGCTGCCGGGCTCCCCCAGGGCCTGATCGTTGGATTGCTCCACGGCCATGCCCATGCACAGACACACCAAATGGTGACGCAATGACCGTCAAGGTTCTTGAGTTCAAGCGGGAAGACTGGCGCGACGCCGCGAAGACACTGCGCAAGATCGCCGATGACCTGGATGCCGGTGAACATCCCGAGTGCACTGTAGGTGCCTTGACGCTGATCGGTGCGAAGGGAGAGGTGACTGTGTTCGGCCTCGGCCCCAAGTGCGACGACCTGCAATGCCTGGGGGCGATGCGCCTGGGGGAGCAGAAGCTGATTGATGTGCTGCTCGATGGCGGGGAAGGGTAGGTGTGCCGCAGGTGAGTGCGGCACGGGTGGATCACTGCGCTTTCAGAGCCTCTTGGATTTTGTCCGCGTAGCTAGAGAGCTTTCCCAACTCTTGGTCTAGATGGTTTCCGTTGGGGGAGGTTGCCCCAATGCGCACAGAGATGAGTTCCAGCGCAGCATTTACTGCTAGGCCGCGTTTGTCTGCCGCTGAGCCGTTTTCATACTTGACGTGATCCAAAAGAGCCATGTCGCATTCCTTGCTGTTGAGTTGATCCTCACCAATACCGGCAAAACCCTAATATTTCAATCACGCCTTTAGGTTTAGCTGAGACAATTTATGACAACCAAGCAGCCCGACTGGGAGGCAATCGAACGTGCCTACCGGGCCGGTTCGCTTTCCATCAGAACTATCGCTGAGCGCCAGGGCGTGAGCGACACGGCAATCCGGAAGAAAGCCAAGGTTCAAGGATGGGCGAGAGACCTTTCTGACCAGGTGCGCAAAGAGGTTCGCAGCAAGCTGGTTCGCGGAGAGGTTCGCAACGACCAAGGCGCGAACTGCGAACTTGACGCCGAGATCATCGAAGAGGCCGCAGAAGAAGGGGCTCGGGTGGTTCGCAGCCATCGCCGAGACATTCGCAAGGCCACGAACCTTGCGAACTTGCTGATGGATGACCTGCTTAATACCATCCAGCGCCGCGAAGAGATTGAAGACGCGATCATCGACGAGACTGGCGAGGACAATAACGGGATGCGCCGGGCCTCGATGCTCGCTGCTGTCGCGCTACCCAGCAATTCCAAAACCCTGTTCCAGCTTTCCTCTGCAATGAAGAACCTGCAAGTTCTGGAGCGTCAGGCATTCAGCCTGGACGAGAAGGAGAAGACGGACGACGCCGACGAGATCTCGAAGATGATGGACGAATTAACACAGGACGCCTGACATGAAGCCCGAGCACATGAAGCTGCTTCGGGATCGGTTCTGGCGACTGAATAACCTCTACTTCATCACCGACAAGCAGGGTAAGAAGGTTCGCTTCCGCATGACGCAGGAGCAGATCGATTACTTCCAAGGGATGCATACCCGGAACATCATCCTGAAAGCACGCCAGCTTGGCTTCACGACGCTGGTGTGCATCGTCCAGCTGGACGCGGCGCTGTTCGAGGCTGCCAAGTGCGCCTTGATCGCTCACACATTGAACGATGCCAAGCGACTTTTCAGGGAAAAGGTCAAATACGCCTACGACAACCTGCCGAAAGAGCTTCGCGCTGCCAACCCAGCACGAAATGACGCCGCCGGTGAGTTGGTGTTTAGCAAGGGCGGTTCGCTGTACGTCAGTACCTCGTTCCGTGGCGGCACGCTGCGCTACCTGCACGTATCCGAGTTCGGAAAGATCTGCGCCAAGTTCCCGTACAAGGCGCGGGAGATCGTCACCGGTGCTTTCGAGGCTGTCGCTGCTGAGTGTTTCGTCACCATCGAGTCGACGGCAGAGGGCAGGGCCGGGTATTTCTTTGATTACAGTCAGTCGGCAGAGCGCCAGCAACTCGCTGGTGTCCCGCTGGGCCTGCTTGACTGGAAGTTCTTTTTCTTCAGTTGGTGGAACAACAAGGCCTACAGCCTTGATTCGACCGACGTGGTGCTGCCGCAGCGCCTGACCGACTACTTCAACGAGTTGTTCGCCAAGCATGGCATCGACACCAGCCCGGGCCAGCGCGCATGGTACGCCGCCAAGGAGAAGACACTCGGCGACGACATGAAGCGGGAGTACCCGTCGATCCCCGTCGAAGCCTTCCAGCAGTCGGTCGAGGGCGCCTACTACGCGCAGCAACTGACGAAGCTCTATGCGCAGCAGCGCATCGGCGTGATACCGAACAACAGCCACCTGCCGGTGATGACCTTCTGGGACATCGGCGTCGGCGACTCCACGGCCATCTGGTTCGTGCGCCAGGTCGGTGAAGAGTTTCACATCATCGACTACTACGAAAACAGCGGTGAGGGCCTTCGGCACTACATGAAGGTGCTCAAGGACAAGGGTTACACCTACTCCGAGCACTGGGGGCCGCACGACATTGATAACCGGGAGTTCGGCAGCGATGCCAAGACCCGCCGGGAGTTGGCTCGGGAGGGCTACGAGATCGATGGGCAGATTTACAGCATGACGTTCGACGTAGTCCCGAAAATTGGCATCAGCGACGGCATCGAAGCGGCGCGGGAGATTCTTCCGCTCTGTGTGTTCGATGAGGCGAAGTGCGAGCAGGGTGTTTCCTGCCTTGAGAACTATCGCAAGGAGTGGGACGACAAGCGCGGCTGCTGGAAAGACAAACCTCTTCACGACTGGACCTCTCACGGCTCCGACGGATTTCGGTACTTCGCCGTGGCGAAGACCGCCAGGAAGCCGGCCACCTCTATCAAAATGGGATACGCCCGATGAGCAATGACGTCTCCTTCAAGCGGGCGGAATACACGGCAGTGCTGGACCGCTGGGCGACCGTTCGCGACGTCTGCGCAGGACAGCACCGAGTTGTCGATCGGCTGCCTTACATCAACGCGCACGACAAGTCGCCGGAGAACGAAGATCGGAACCGGGCTTACCGCGAGCGGGCTGTGTTCAAGAACGCCACCGGGCACACCCGTAACGGGCTGCTGGGCCTGGCCTTCCACAAAGATCCGACGCTGACAGTGCCGAAGAAACTGGAATACCTGCAGGACAATGCCAACGGCTCCGGCGTGAGCATCTACCAGCACTCCCAAGGCACGCTTGAGAAGGTGCTTGAAGCTGGCCGCCACGGTCTGTACGTCGACTATCACCAGGACGACGGCATCGGCGGTCACTCAGTGATCCTTTCCTACTGCGCCGAGGACATTATCAACTGGCGCACCGGCATGGTGAATGGTCACAGTGTGCTAACGCTGGTGGTGCTGCGGGAGTCGCCGGAGATACCGGACGGGTTTGGCTACAAGACAGCTGAGCAGTACCGGGAACTGGCGCTGGAGGACGACGGTTTTGTCTGCCGCGTCTGGCGTCGGTCCGGTCCGAAAGGTGGCGGGCCGCTGGCGGTCATCGAAGAGTTCAGGCCGGAAGGCGTCACTGGGCGCTTAAAGGAGATTCCGTTCACCTTCGTGGGCGCGCAGAACAACGACTCAAGCATCGACGAATCGCCGCTCTACGACATCGCCATGATTAACCTGGGCCATTACCGGAACAGCGCCGACTACGAAGACAGCGTCTTCTGGTGCGGCCAGGCCCAGCCATGGATTTCGGGCCTGACCGAGCAGTGGGTAAAGCTGCTCGAAGCAAAGGGGGTTTACGTCGGATCGCGCGCGCCGATGCTTTTGCCTGCTGGTGGTACATTCGGCTACGCGCAACCGGCGCCGAACACGCTGGTCAAGGAAGCAATGGCCGACAAGAACCAGATGATGATCGAACTGGGCGCCCGGATGGTGGTTGCGTCTCTGTCGTCCAAGACGGCGACCGAGGCCCGGGGCGATCAGTCGGCGTCCACATCAGTGCTGGCTGGCTGCGTGGCAAACGTCAGCGAGGCCTACACCCGGGCAATCATGTGGTGCTGCGCCTACATGGGTATCGCTGACAAGAAGGTCGCCTATCAGGTGAATCAGGAGTTCGTCGAACTGACGGCCGATCCGCAGATGATCACTGCCCTTGTAGGGTTGTGGCAGAACGGAGGGTTCGCAAAAGCGGATCTTCGGGCATATCTGCGCAAGCTGGGGCTGATCGCGCCAGAGCGAACTGACGAGCAGATCGACGGCGAACTGGAAGAGCAGGGCGATGGCCTGGGCCTGGACGACGAGGACAAAGTAGATGGCGGCGAACCAAGCAATACTTGACGCAACCATCCGGCACGCTGTCTTTCTCGAAAAGCTCAAGGCTGGGGAGGTGGGCAAGTTCGCTCCCTTCCTCAAAGAGATCGACCGGTCCGTTCGGGATCGGCTGACTCAGTCGGACCTGACCGAGTACAACGTCAAGCGCCTGGAAGCTTTGCTTAAAGAGGTCGACAGTCTGCTACTTGGCATCTTCGACCGCTATAGCGCGCAACTGAACCTCGACCTGGTGGACATCGCCAATTACGAGGCCGAGTTCGAGGCGACCAGTCTTGCCAGGTCGGCACCGGTTGGCGTGTCGCTGGATGTAGTCGCGCCGACAGCTGCTGCAATCCGTACCGCCGTGCTGACGAATCCGCTCAGCGTGCGCGGCACCGGTGGCGGCAAGCTGTTGAAAGCCTTCATCAAGGGCTGGACCGGCGCCGAGCGAGAGCGCGTCACCGGCACCATCCGGCAAGGCTTCTTTGAAGGGCAGACGAACTTCCAGATCATCCGCAACATTCGCGGCACCAAGGCGGCAGGGTACAAAGACGGCATCCTGGCCACCACCAACCGCAATGCCAGCACGGTTGTGCATACAGCAATCCAGCATGTGTCGTCACAGGCACGCATGGAGGTGGCGAAGGCCAACACCGACATCGTTGAGGAGATCCAGATAGTCGCAACGCTGGATAGCAAGACAAGCCAGCAATGCCGCTCATTGGATGGTCGTCGGTTTCCCGTAACGTCGGGGCCGCGACCGCCGTTTCACCCGAATTGCCGCTCCACTTTCATCATGCTGACCAAGCTCAGCGAGATGTTCGCAAAGGGCGCGACGCGAGCAGCAGTAGGCGCAGGCGGAGCAGGTCAGGTCAGTGCCAGCCTCGATTACTACAACTGGCTGAAAGATCAGCCAGCAGCGTTCCAGGACGAGGCAATCGGGCCGGTGCGAGCAAAACTGTTTCGCGAAGGGGGCCTGACGGTCGAGCGCTTCACCGAGTTGCAACTCGATCGCAATTTCGCGCCTCTGACGCTTGCCCAAATGAAAGGGCTGGAGCCTTTGGCATTCGAGCGCGCCGGCATTTGACGCAAGAAACTCAATCAGCCGCCTTTGGGCGGTTTTTTATTGCCTGCAAAGCGGGCAACACATACCCAAGGGGTGCATCAACGTGGCAGAAGAAAACGAAATCGACCTGGAAAACCCGGCAATCAAGGCCGCTATCGCGACTGCCGTTGAAGCATCCGTTTCCGGTTTGAAAACCAAGAACTCGGAACTGCTGGGCAAGCTGAAGGAAACCTCCGGCAAGCTGACTCAGTTCGAAACCCAGTTTGAAGGCATCGATATCGACGCCGTCAAAGGTCTGCTCAGTCGGGCGGGCCAGGACGAAGAAACCAAGCTGCTGACCGAGGGCAAGGTAGACGAGGTATTCAATAAGCGCACCGAGCGCCTGCGTGGCGAGCACGACAAGCAACTGAAGACGCTCGCCGGTCGCGCTGAGAAGGCTGAAGCCTTCGCCGCTAAGTTCCAGGGCAAAGTCCTGGGCGACTCGGTGCGCGGTGCAGCACTGAAAGCCGGCGCATTGCCGGAAGCAACCGACGACATCATCTTGCGCGCCAAAGGCGTGTTCTCACTGAACGAAGAGGGCGAAGCCGTCGCTGTTGACGAGAATGGCCAGACCATCCTCGGCAAAGACGGCAAGACCCCTCTGACTCCGCTTGAATGGGCTGAGTCTCTGCGCGAAAGCGCACCTCACCTGTGGCCAAGGGCTTCAGGGACACATGCCCCGGGCGGGGGCGGCGGCCAGGCTGCATTTAAGCGCTCCGAAATGACTGCTGAGCAGAAGCGCGACTTCCAGCGCAAGCACGGCCAAACCGCATATCTCGCATTGCCCAAATAAGGGGAAAGACCCATGGCTACAACTGTCAACAGCGACCTGATCATCTACAACGATGAGGCGCAAACTGCTTACCTGGAGCGCATCCAGGATAACCTGGACGTGTTCAATGCCTCGTCCAACGGCGCGATCGTCCTCGACAACGAACTGATCCAAGGCGACTTCCGCAAGCGTGCTTTCTACAAGCTCGGCGGCGGTCTGGAACACCGCGATGTCAACTCCGACGGCAAGGTAACCGCCAAGAAAATCGGCGCTGGTGAAGCTGTAGGCGTCAAGGCGCCCTGGAAATACGGTCCATACCAAACCACCGAAGAGGCGTTCAAGCGTCGCGGTCGTGCGGTAGATGAGTTTTCCCAGATCATCGGCGCCGATGTGGCTGATGCGACCATCGAAGGCTTCATCGAGTACGCCACCGGCGCCCTCAAGGCTGCCATCGGATCGAACGCCGCAATGGTGGTGTCTGCCAACATCGAAACCGACGGCAAGAAGACCCTGACCCGTGGCATGCGCAAATTCGGCGACAAGTTTGGCCGCATTGCGCTGTGGGTCATGCACTCGTCTGCCTATTTCGACATCGTTGATGAAGCGATCGCGAACAAGGTCTACGAAGAAGCGGGCGTCGTGATCTACGGCGGCCTGCCTGGCACCCTGGGCAAGCCGGTGCTGGTGACCGACAAGGCGCCAGTGGATGCGATCTTCGGCCTGCTGCCGAATGCCGTGGTGATCACCGAGTCCCAGGCCCCGGGTTTCCGTTCTTACGACGTGAACGACGAGGAAAACCTGGCCATCGGTTACCGCGCCGAGGGCACCGTCAACATCGACGTGCTGGGTTACAGCTGGAAGGAAACCACGGGCGGTACCAACCCGACTCTGGCCGCCGTCGGCTCTGCTGCGAACTGGGTCAAACACTCGGACAGCAACAAGGTCACCGCTGGCGTGATGATCAACCTCACCACCACGCCACCAGTCGGCGGCTGATAACCACCCCAGAAAGCGGTCAGTGATGGCCGCTACGGAGATTCCGATGGAACTCGTTTACACAAATCAGCTTGAAGGCTTCGAGCCTGGCAAGCGTTATCGCGTCCCAGGCCTGTTCCGCAGCATTGAGCGCGATGCAACAGCGGTGACCGTAGTGGGTAACTATCCCGAAATCGTCACGGCATACGAAGATGTTGGCGTCGATGTTGAGGTGGTCGCGCTGCCAGAGCCTGTTGTTGTCGGCATGCCGGTGGAGGCATCTAGTGAGTTGTCTAAGCTGCTTGCCGCTCTGCAAGCCGAGAATGGCGCAATGGTTCTGCTGGTCGACGGCCTGGAGGCTGGCGAAATCCACCGTCCAGAGTCTGGCGAACTGGCGTTGCGCCTGTTTGACGTGCTGGGCACCATCCATGCTTCGGTTGGTGAGTTGACCACTGAGCGTGATGGCCTGGCCTTGACTGTCGACGCGCTGCGCGCCGAGGTTGAAGCGCTGAAGAAGTCTGCCCTCGCGCCGCCGGTTGATGAGGCCGGTGAAATCGCGGCGCTGAAAACAAAGCTCGACGAAGCCAAGATTCAGTATCGGGCCAACGCCTCCAAAGAATCCCTGGAAAAGCTCGTCGCTGAGCTGCCCAAGGAGTAATACTGCAGGCTGTCGGTGATCCGGCAGCCGCTCATCAAAACATTCCAGCGAGTTGACGCATGACACTCATCATTGAGGACGGCACTGGCAAGCCAGACGCCGAAAGCTACGCGAGCGCTGAGGACCTGGCTATGTATGCCGTGAAATTCGGCACGGTCATCCCCGCAGGCGTTCCTGAGCAGGAAGCGTTGCTGCGCCGGGCCGCCTTGGCGATGGATGGCATGACCTGGAAGGGGCGCAAGATGAGCAGCGAGCAGGGCCTGTCCTGGCCGCGCCGGGAAGTGCTGCTGGATCATGAGATCAAGCCGAACAACTACCTGCCGGCGCGTATTCAGTACGGCCAGATGGCCCTGGCCGCCGAGATTCACCAGGACGACATCGACCCAGTGGAGAAGCGCAAAGGTGCTGTCTTACTGGATCGTGTCGAGGGAGCGGTGACGCGGCAGTACGCGGCGATCCCATCTACCAGTAACAGGCTGCTGCCGGCGGCGCCGGATCGGCCGAGTGCAACCCAGTTTGCCGACTACCTACAAAAGCGCGGGTTGTTCGCGATCCGCGCATAGCTGCAACGGAGACCACCATGGCCACCTTCTACGACGAAATGGCCGTGATGGCTCTGGAGATGATCACAGAGTTTGGCCAGCCCGTGACCATCAGCAAGACTGAGCCGGGCGAGTACGACCCGGAGACTGGCGGGGAAGCGCCTGGCGCAACAGTCGAGCAAACCGCCCAGGGCATCCTGCTCGACTTCACCGGCCAAGAATTTCAAACCAACAGCCTCATCCGGCAGGGCGACAAGAAGCTCAAGATCGCCGCGCAGGGTTTGGCTTGGGTACCCGGGCTGCTCGACAAGGTGGTCGCTCAGGGGCGCACCTGGTCAATTGTCCCGCCGCTGAAAGAGGTCAACCCGGCGGGCACGCCGATCCTGTATGAGTTGCAGGTGCGGTCATGACGAACAAATACGCGAGTATGAACGGCAGCTTTGCCGAGAACATCCGTGACTTCGCCGAACGGGCGAAAGACGGTATCGACGCAACCATTCGCGAGATTGTGATTGAGATCGGCAGCAGCGTTATCCTCAAGTCGCCAGTCGGCAATCCTGAAATCTGGGCAGCGAACGTCGTTCACCGACAGGCGAACAAGCGAGCCGCCGATGACTACGACTTCAAGGTTTCGGTGCGCAACACGATCATCAACCTCAACGAATCGAACTTCACAAAGGCCGGCAAGCTGCGAAAGGGCGTGAAGTACGCCAAGCCCCTGACCAAGACCGAGCGCGACCAGAACTTCAACGTGAACGGTTTGGTTGCAGGCAAGGGCTACGTCGGCGGGCGGTTTCGCGGGAACTGGCAGTTTTCGATTGATACGCCGGCCGAGGGAGTGCTTGACCAGATCGATGTCAGCGGTAACGTCAGCATCGCCGTGCTCAAGGCGCAGGTTCAATCCCTGACAGCAGGGCAAACGGCCTACATCGTGAATAACCTGCCCTACGGAATCCCGCTTGAGTATGGGCATAGCAAGCAAGCGCCTCACGGGATGATTCGGGTCACGTTGTCTCAGTTCCAGAAAACTGTCGATGACGCCATCAGGAATAACCAAGTATGAGCCACGCCATCATCGCGTCGATCTACGAGGCCAAGTTGCTTGCCTGGAGCAAGGCGCGGGCAGAACCCATCAAGGTCGTGTTCGAAAACACTCAGTACGATCCGGCGGATGCCGAGACCTATCTGCGGGCGTTCATGCTCCCAGGCGACACCGCGAGCAGCACGCTCGCTGGCGACCACCGCGCTTTCATCGGCGTCTACCAAGTCAGCATTGTGGCTCCGGCGAACACCGGGAAGACAAAGACGAACCCACTGGTAGCTGAGCTGACCGCGCTGTTTCCGCTGTACGCGAGAGACACGAAGGCAGGCCTCACCGTCGTTACGATGTCGCCAGTTGACCCCGGCCCAGGCATCCCCGATCCACCCACATTTACCGTGTCGGTGTCGTTCGAATACCGAGCGGACATCGCCACCTGAATAAGCCCGCTGGGCAAACCCCGAAACCCGCCTCTGTGCGGGTTTTGTCATTTATGAAAAGAGGAAACACCCATGCAAATGCCCAACGGCGCCACCCTTGAGATCGCGTCAATCTACGGCACGCCGATCCCATTCACCGCCCTGACCAACGCCAATCCAGCCGTCGCAACGGCTGCGGCGCACGGTCTGGCCGAGGGCGACATCATTGCCGTGAATTCTGGCTGGACCCGCCTCGATGGTCGCGGCGTTCGAGTTGGGACTATTGCCAGCGGCACGTTCGCGCTGGAGAACATCAATACGACCAGCATCCAGCAGTATCCCGCGGGCTCGGGGATTGGTTCCGTTCGCGAGGTGACAGCCTTCACCGAGATCTCGCAGATTACTGAGATGAATTCCAGTGGTGGTGATCAGCAGTTCCTGACCTTCGGCTTCCTGGCCGACGATGATGATCGCCAGATGCCGACCACAAAAAACCCGATCACGCTGACCTTCACGGTCGCTGATGATCCTTCCAAGCCTTACGTGGCGGTGTGTGAAGCTGCTGACGACGACAAGCAGGCTCGTTTGCTTCGCCTGAACCTGCCGGGCGGCAGCAGCATCATCTACAACGGCTATGTGTCGATCACGTCGACCCCGACCATGTCCCGCAACAACCTGATGACCCGTGTGATCAGCCTGGCGCTGACCGGTCGCCCAGCCCGTTACGCGGCTGCGGTGTAACCCATGGCCAAGTTCAAGTTGATCCAGAAACCGACCTTCAAGGCACCGGTGATGATCCAGCGCGCCGGCTACAACGCCGAAAAGGTGGAGTTCGAGTTTAAGTACTTGGACCGCACTGCGCTCGCCGAGCTGTACACCGGCTGGAACGAGCGGCACGACGAACTGGGCAAGCAGGTCGGCGACATGGACCTTAAAGCTTTCACTGCCGCCCAGATCGCCCTGCAAGCCGACCAACTGCTGGATGTGGTTGTCGGCTGGGATATCGAAGAGGAATTCACGCCTGAAAACGTGCGCATCCTCGTTAATTCGATCAACTCGGCGCCGAAGGCAGTGTTGAACGCTTACGCCGAAGCCTTCAGCGAAGCACGCCTGGGAAACTCCTAAGCGCCTCCCGCGCGCTGTATGAGCCAGGGCCGTCAGATGCAGATCTGATGGCCTTCGGTTTATCGCGCCAGGACATCCCCGACAAGGAAGTCGGCATCTGGCCAGACAACTGGGACGCCTTCAAAGTCTTCGAGGCCATGAGTACCCAGTGGCGCACGGGCGCGTGCGGCGCAACAGGCATGGACTACAGCGTTCTCTCCGGTGTGATTCGGATGTGTGGCGTACCGATCAGCCAGCGACAAACCATTTTCAGCGACTTCCGGCGGATGGAGACCGAAGCCCTGCAGGTGATGGCGGAGCAGAGGGAAAGTGCGAGGGGAGCCTGATCCTCAGGCACAAAGACGCAAAACAACCAACATGACGCGGCATGGCCGCAGGAGTGGGTATGCAAAAGAGTGATCAGTTCAGCCCGGTAATCGCTTGGCGCTCAATGCTGGGGAGCAAGCCCAATCGCGAGCCAGTCGAAGTTGATGTCCAAGATGGGCGCGCCGAGTACTTGCTCAGCGGCCCGTATAATCTTTCTGAGGGCGGCAAAATCGAAGTTGTTGGTGGCAAGCTTCTTTTTACAGGCAGCAGAACGAAGATCAGTTGATGTGATGGAAGACCCTGGCGAACGTGCCGTCACCTGAGTAGTTCAGATCACCAGCCAAGATCAGCGCATACCCTGGCCCAACGTTTTTGAGTGATTCGGAGATAGTCTCAAAATCAAACTCCGACAAAAAGGTAATGACGCCACACCCCACTTCAAAACCTTTGTGGGCGAATAATTCCACTACAGGAATGTATTCATTTTTCGACGTGACGATGATGTAGGGGAAGATGGTTTGTGCTTCGCTCACATTGACCTCCAGGTCATAAACGCGCCGATATTGGCGCTATCCCAGTCCTTGGGCTTGCAGGCGTAGGACTGGGAAATCCTTTAATCGAGCATTTCCCGGCGCATCATGGCCTGGAACTTCTCCCGCTCGATTCTGCCGAGAGCCTCCGCCACTTCGAGTATCTGAGGGCCGAAACTGTCTTCATCTTCGGTGCCGGCGGCTGCCTTGGCTTTGCTCATGAGCAAATCGAGGGCGCGGCTGTGCTTGGCGCTTTCCATGCTGAGCCTGGCTATTTCCCTGTCCAGTTCATCAGCCTTTGCCACCTCAACCTCGTCAAGGGTTCGAGGGGAGAAGCTTTCCTCAAGGCGAGCTGTGATTTCAGCGTTGAGGCTGCGCTTGGTCTTTCGAGCAGACTCTTCAAGCTTCTCCCGGAGTGGTAGCGGCATCCGCAGCGGGTAGGCGGTTGGCTGAATCTTCTCGCTCATCTTTGTCCTAGGGGTGAAGGTGTATATGGAGTATGCAAATAGATTTGTTTTGAGATCAAAGAATCTATTTGACGCCACTGATATCTTGATATCTAATAGATTCACACCACAAGGAGCCAGCCATGGCAGCGAAGACACCAATCAGTCCATACCCACTGCGCCTGCGGCCGCACGTGAAAGAGGCTGCGAAAGCGCAGTCGGAGCTCTACCGACGCAGCCTGAATACCGAAATTGAAATGCTTATTGAGGAGGGGCTGAAATGGCGGGAGATGCAGCAGAGCAGGCAGGCGGTAGCCTGAAACGAAGAAGCCCCGGCGTGCAGGCCAGAGCTTCAGATAACGAAATCAACTTCGGAGAAGAAAACGTCATGAGCGATATTAGCACAGCTGTATCCAATGTCATCCCCTTCAAGTTCGGCAAACAACAGGTCCGCACGCTGCTGATCGACGATCAACCTTGGTTCGTGGCCAACGATGTTTCTGCTGCGCTTCAGTACGGCGAAGCGTCGGCGATGACTCGCAATCTGGACGACGACGAAAAGGGTCTGTCTATTGTGCAGACCCTTGGCGGTGATCAGGAGATGCTGGTCATAAACGAATCCGGCCTTTACTCGGCGATCCTGCGCAGTCGCAAGGCCGAAGCCAAGCGCTTTAAGAAGTGGGTCACTGCTGAGGTTCTTCCGGCGATCCGCAAGCACGGTCGATATGAGGACCAGGGCAAGATGGCTACACTCATGGACGAGCTTATCGGCATGAGCGAGCTGAATGTCATCAAAGGCTTGATCCGCGACAAGTCTAAGGCTGTTTCAGCTGATCAGCGCCAAGGTTTTCAGCTGGTGATGCACAATCGCCTGCACACCCGCTTCAATGTTCCACGCACTGAGCTGATCCCTGCTGACCAATTCGATCAAGCCTGCAACTTCATTGGCAGCTATGCACTTGAAGGCGAGTACCTGCCCAAGACAGAGCTGGTCAGCAATACGAATGCACTGTCGGACAAAGAGCTCTACAACGTATTTTTCCTGATGCACCACTTCTTGGCGCTGAAGAGGGTTTACGACGAGTACCAGCTTTATAGCGCGCTCAGCATGCTCGGCTCTCAGGCTGGCGCTGACATGATTGACCACTTCCGCGACCCGATGGTGGCCGTTTCCACTCTGAAGCAACGACTCCCGGACATGGAGGCAGCAGCAGTTCGTATGGGGATGGAGCCTGGTTTTGTGATGAGGATGGCGGCATGAACTTCACACTCAAAGCTGGCGGTCGCGCTCTGATCCTTTCCCCGGAGCTGCCAAATCTGGTCGGCCGCTCTGGCCAGCTGATTCGCAAGGTCGACGAAAATTGGCTGATGCTGGTCGAGGGCAAGCGCTACTCGGTCAGCGAGAAAAGTCTGATGCCTCTGGACGGCTTCAATCCTGGCGCTCCAAGCGCAATGTGTGCGGAGGTGGCGGCATGAATACAGGAATTATTCCGTTCCACTACGAGGGGCAGGCCGTCAGCTTCAATAGTGACGGCTGGATAAATGCCACTGAAGTGGCGGCGCGTTACGGGAAGAAGCCAATCAAGTGGCTAGAGCTGGCCAGCACGAAAAACTACATGGCGGCGCTTTCTCGGCACCTCGGGTTTGATGTCCGCAATTCGGACTTCAAAATGGTCGAGGCGTCCCGGGTTCGTGGTCGCGCCGGTACTTGGCTGCATCCAAAGCTTGCGGTTGCGTTTGCCCGATGGCTGGATGACGACTTTGCGGTCTGGGCTGACCTTCATATTGATGCGCTCCTGCGTGGCGAACTCAACGAAAAGCAACAATTTGACCGGGCATGCAAGGCCCTGAACGACGCTCAGAGCATTGCCAGCCTCAGCGGAAAAGAGCTTTCAAAGTTTCGGTGGAAAAAACCGAAGCTTGTGCACGACGTTGATTACTGGCGAGACCAATTGCAGCTCACGCTCGGCCTCGACGCCGCATAGCCTCCCGCGAACCCGAAGAACCCCGCACATGCGGGGCTTTCGTGTTGCTCCCTTGTTGGTGATAAAGTCCCGCGATATCTCAACGAGGGAACGATATGAAAATGTTCGTGGGGGCTTTGGCGCTCGTAGCGCTGGCAGGGTGTGGTGACCAAGGGCCTTGGGATGGGCCTGTTGGCACTAAAATGGGGGTTACAACTTCTCAGCTGGAGAAATATGTCGCCCTGTCAAAAGATGGGGGCGCCGATCCCCTGGGGCGAACGACCTACTTTTCTCCGCAAGCGCCAAAAAACGAGGCAGGCGCTGATAGGTATTCATATTTAATCGGTGGAAAATCTGGGTTGTGCGAGGTCGGCCAGTGGTTTCAGAGCATTAACTCTACAAACTCCGACGTTGCAAAGTCGCTTGCAGATAAGTACGGGGCGCCAAACAAGGAGGCTGCGCCAAGCTGGGGCGTGTCATGGACGGCTGGCGAACATAAGCTTGACCATGACCTTGAGTCCATCAGGATCAAGTTCAGCGGTGAAGAACCCCGTATCTCTGCCTATGTGAAATACACGTACAAGAACCTGAAAGACTGCAAATAAATCTAATTCTGCAAAGAGCCCGCCTAGAGCGGGTTTTTTATTGCCCGGAGAAAACTGATGAGCACGAACTTCGCCTCGCTGGGCATTTCTGTCGAGTCTTCGCAGGCTGCAAAGGCTGCTGACGATCTGGACAAGTTGGTTGATTCGGCAGTTGATGCCGAGAAGGCGATTGATGACCTTGGCAAAACTGGCGAAGGATTGGCCAATACCGGAAAGAAGATCACTCAGGCAGAAAATGAGGTAGCCCAGGGTGTCGAGAAGTCTACGGCCGCGATAGACCGCAAATCTGGTGCAAGCCGCAAAGCAGCCGACAGCGCTGTGGCTGAGATCAACGTGATCGCCCAGCTTGATCGGGCCATGACCGGCAATATCACCAGTATGGAATCCCTGATGCAGGCTGAGGGCCTGCTTGAGCGCGCCAAGAAAGGCGGATTGGTCACGGCTGAGGAGCAGATCAAGTATCAGGAGCAGTTGGGCAAAGCGTTCGACAAAATAGAGAAGGCGGAAGCCAAGGAAACAGCCCAAAAGCAGCGCCTGATTGACGCAGAAAACCGACAGATTGAGGCGCTGAAACGCACCGTCAATGGAATTGACCCGGTAACCGCAAAGCTGGCAAAGCTTGAGGCGCAGGAGAAGGCAGCGCACGAAGCGTTCCGTGTTGGAGCAATTGATGTCGAGGCCTACAACGCCGCCCTGGCGAAGGTCGGAAAAGATCGAGCGGGCGTTACCGAAGTAGGCGGAGCCTTCGACAAGCTGAAGCTCGGCACTCGGCAAGCCCAAGAAAATGTCATGCAGCTCAGCAATGCCATTCAGTCGGGCGATTGGGGCAGTGGAGCGCGGGCAATTGCGCAGTTAGGCGCCGGCGCAGGCGAGTCGGCGGGGCGAATGATTTCCTTGGCTGCCCCTGTTGCTCTGGTGACTGCTGCCATCGGCACACTAGCAGCTGCCTACTTGCAGGGCGTTGATAGAGCAGAAAAATTCAACAACGCGCTTATTGTTAGTGGTGGGGCTGCGGGCAAGACAACTGCGCAGTTAACTGCAATGTCGCTAGCGCTTGGGAAGGGGGGCAACCTCACTCAGGCGTCAGAGGCTCTTCTCGCAGTCGCAAGTTCTGGAGAACTCACAGGCAGTACTTTTGATTCCGTTGCGCGCGCCGCCACCGAGCTTTCGGTGGCCACAGGGCGGAGCTCTGGGGAAATCGCCAAGCAGATGGTCGGCAGTAAGGGGGACGTTGCTGCACTCGCAGCTGAGTACAACCGCCAATACCACTTCATGAGCAGCGAAACTTACTCGCACATCAAGGTTCTGCAGGAGCAGGGCGATGAAATGGGGGCGTTGGAGCTTCTCACTACTCAGCTTGCCGACTCAATGGCTAAACGGAACAAGGATATTGAGGACTCGGCTCGCGGTGTCGTCGGTGCGTGGCGCGATGCGAAGAAAGCGTTCAGTGACTACTGGGGGGAGTTTACGAGCCGTGCAGGCGCAGATAAGGATACGTTTACTCTGCAAGTTAAGCAGGGACAGCTCGAAGACGTTAAGGCCCTGCCTGAAAGCAATCTCCGAACAAAAGCAATTGCGAACCTTGAGCAAGAGATATCGCTCATCCAGCAGCGTATCGGCGCAAAGCAGAAAGACGCCGAGCAGGATGCCAAGACTGACGAAAAAACTCAGAAAGGCATTGATGCGGAGCGTGACCTTGAAGTTATTCGCAAGGCTGCCTACACAAACAAGCAAAAGCGAGACAAGGAAGAGGAAAAGTATCTTCAGAAGATCGCTGACCTGCGCGAGGCGAACCCAAAAAGCCCGCTGCTCGATCAGAAACTGATTGAGCGAGACCTGGACAATATCCGCAACAAGTACAAAGACCCGAAGGCAGCCTCAACCCAAGTCGATCTGACCAGCTTCAACAACGCCAAGAACAACCTCTCCGATATAGTCAATGAATACCGGAACGCCCAGAAGGAACTGGAGGCCCAGCAGAAAGCCGGCGTGGTATCGCTCTCGGACTATGCGAAGCAGCGTTCGGCACTGATCAATCAGGAAAAGGACGATGTCACCGCGGCGTACCAGGCCGAGATTGATGCACTGGAAGCGGCCAAGGCCAAGAAAGGCACGACGGCGGCCCAGAGCATCCAGCTCGACCAGAAGATCGCCGATGCTCGCACTGGAATGGTCAAAGCGCAAAAGGACGCCGACAGTCAACTGACGATCATCGCCACAAGCGAGAAGGGCCGACTTGAGCAGCTGACGGCCGCCTCAGAGGCGTACGTCAACCAGTTGGAACGCCAGCGGGCCGCACTGGAAGCCGCTGGCTCCCGCGCAGCAAACGGGCTGGGCCTGGGAGACCGGCAAGCGGCACTGCAAGCGAGCCTCGACGCAACCACGGACAAGTTCAACGACGAGCGGGCCAAGCTGCTGGATCGCCGCAAGACCGCGCCTGACAAGTACAGCCAGGAAGACTACATGCGCGACCTGGCCAGTCTTGAGGATGCGGAAAGGAAGTACCGCGACACTGTGGTCGACAACTACGACAAGATGTCGGAGGCCCAGGGTGATTGGCGTAGCGGGGCCTCATCGGCTTTCCAGAACTATCTGCAGTCTGCCAACGATGTGGCTGGCCAGACCAAGAGCCTGTTCACGAATGCTTTTTCCAGCATGGAAGACGCGGTCGCGAATTTTGCTGTAACCGGCAAATTGTCGTTCTCCGATTTCACCAAATCGATCATCGCCGATATGGCGCGGATCGCGACTCGACAAGCTGCCTCTGGTTTGCTTTCGAGCATCGCCGGAAGTGCGCTTGGGGCGTACTTCGGTGGCGGTGCGGGTGCTGGCGCTACCAGCTTCGGGTCAGACATTGGTGGTGCAATCACTGCCAATGCCAAGGGCGGTGTGTACGACTCGCCAAGCTTGTCCAGCTTCAGCAACCAGGTGCACGACAAGCCGCAGATGTTCGCCTTCGCGAAGGGCGCGGGCATCTTCGCCGAAGCCGGGCCGGAGGCGATCATGCCGCTGACCAGGACGGCTGGCGGTGAGCTTGGGGTGCGGGCGCTGGGTGGCGGTGGGGGCGGGGCGGGCGGCGGGAATACCGACTCCAAGATGGAGGTCACCATCAACATCAATCGAGATGGATCTGGCGATGCGACTGCAGATACAGCAATGGGCCAGAAGCTGGCCCCTCAGTTCCTCGCCATGATCCGAGGTGAGATCGCAGCGAATGAACGCAGAACGTTGAGCCCCAGCGGGGGCGCAACGTGGAGAGCAATCAACGGGAGATAAGAAGCGGAAATGATTCGCCGTTAAATTTCGGTCAGGGATGACCGGACCTTATCAATCACAAGTTGCTCAAGCTGGCGATAGGTCAAATCTTTGGCGCCTTCATGCTCGAAAGTCACCCCGAAAGTGCCACCGGCCTGCCCCTCTGCCATCTCCAGCGAAATTTGTACCTTCCCGCCGATGCTGGTTTTCCCTGCGTCCGGGGTGTCTTCGTAGACGCTTACTTCTGCCAGTTTCATTTTCATGTAATTACCCATTTCCTTGGTCAAAAAAACATTCTACCCCGGAGCCATCATGGCGATCGAGACATTCACCTGGGCCACCCAGCACGGGGAGGCGCCCGATATTACCTATCGGGTGCGCACCTCGCAGTTCGGGGACGGCTACAAGCAAGAGGTCGGGGACGGGATCAACAACAAAGTCGATTCCTACCCGATCACCCACACGGGCGGACAGGCGAGAGCGCTGGAAATTATGGCGTTCTTCGACCGTCATAAGGGTGCCAAAGCCTTTCTCTGGACAACCCCGCTTGGCCAGCTTGGCCTGTTCACCTGCAAAAACCCAACCCCTACGCCTATGGGCGGGGGAGTATTCAAATTGACGGCGACGTTCGAGCGCGCTTTCCACCCGTAAAGGTCAATCCATGTCGCTGATCAACGCTATCCAGACTCTTGAGCCTGGCAATGAAGTCATGCTGTTCGAATTGGACGGCAGCGATTACGGCGCCGATGTTCTGCGCTTCCACGGGCACGCAATACCGCATACCCCTGCGGAACTGATCGCCGCCGGCGGTGACGCCGATCAGCTGCCGGCGAAGTCGATCTGGTGGAAGGGCGAAGAGTACGGCGCCTGGCCCATGCAGTACGAGGGCAGCGAGGCGAACGGCGACGGCACTGCGGTAAGGCCCAAGCTGTCGGTCGGTAACGTGAACGGGCGCATCACCGCGCTGTGCCTGGCCTTCGAGGATCTGCTCGAGTTCAAACTGACAATTCGCAACACGCTGGCCGAGTTTCTCGACGCGGTGAACTTCGAAGGCGGCAACCCCACGGCCGATCCCACTCAAGAATCGATCGAGGTCTGGTATGTAGACCAGAAGGCCAACGAGGACGGCGAGACGGTCAGTTGGGACTTGGCCAGCCCGGGCGATGTCGGCGGCGAGACGATCGGCAGGCAGATGACCACGCTATGCCACTGGTGCCTCACCGGTGGCTACCGTGGCCCGAACTGTGGATACACCGGCCCATACGTCACCAAGGACGGCGTCGTCACCGACAACCCAGAACTGGACGTGTGCGACGCCACTCTGGGCAAGGGCTGTATTCCGCGTTTCGGCGAGGGCAATGCCTACCCGTTCGGCGGTTTTCCCGCCGTTTCCTTGATCGCTCGGAGCTGACCATGCGCAAACACATCATTGCGGCCATTCAGGCGCATGCGGCGGCCGAGTACCCGAAGGAGTGCTGTGGGTTGGTGCTGGCCGTGGGCCGGGCGCAGAAGTACTTCCCGTGCCGTAACATCGCAACCGAGCCCAACGAAGAGTTCCGGCTTGAGCCAGAGGATTACGCCGCGGCGGAAGACCAGGGCCAGGTGATCGGTATCGTGCATTCGCATCCGGACGCCACCAGCAGGCCGTCATCGCGCGACCTGGCGATGTGCGAGGCTACGGCCTTGCCCTGGCACATTCTGTCATGGCCTGAAGGGGATTTAAGGACGATCACGCCGACGGGCAGCACGCCGCTGCTCAAGCGCCCGTTCGTACACGGCGCCTGGGACTGCTGGCAGGTCTGCGCGGATTGGTATCAGCGTGAATGGGGGCTCCAGTTTGAAGCTTTCCAGCGCGCCGATGGCTGGTGGGAGAGTGCAGACAGCACAAGCCTTTATGAATCGAACTACGCCGCCGCCGGATTCGAGCAGGTCGACAGCCCGCGGCGAGGCGACATGATCGTAATGGAGGTAGGCCGCACGGCTCACCCGAACCACGCAGGGATCTATCTGGGAACTGACCCGTTGCTTCCCGGTGAAGATTCCGGAGTGTTCGGGCCTGGTCCGTTCGTACTGCACCACCTGTATGGCCGTCCGTCCGAGGTGTTCGTCTACGGCGGTCCGTGGCTCCAGCGCACCCGCTTAATTCTTCGACACAAGGAGGCCCGATGAGCGCCATCGTTTATTCGCCGATGACCACAATCAAACTGTCCTGCTCACTGGCTCAGAAGTTCGGCCGGCTGCACCGCCGCCAAGTTTCATCTGGCGACACATGGGAGGTTTTCCGGGCTCTGAAGGCGACTATCCAAGGTTTCGACGAAGAAATTCGGCGCCTTGACCGACTCGGCATGCGATTTGCCATCTTTCGCAACCGAAAAAATGTCGGTGTCGATGAGTTCGGCATGGGCGGTGCCAGGGAGATACGCATCGTTCCGGTGGTTGAGGGGTCTAAGCGTGCTGGGCTGCTCCAGACAATCATAGGTGTGGTGCTGATCGCGGCGTCATATTTTACCGGGGGTTCTACTCTGGCTTCTGGCATCGCGCTGACTGCGGGAGGCGTTATCCAGATGCTCAGCCCTCAAGCCGCAGGCCTCAAGCAAAGCGCCTCTCCGGAAAACATGCCCAGCTATGCATTTGGCTCGGCAAAGAACACCACGGCGAGCGGCAACCCCGTCCCCATCTGCATCGGTGATCGCCGGTGGGGCGGGGCAATCATCTCGGCATCGATCTATGCCGAGGACAAGACATAAACGCAACGCAGCGAACAGGCCGCCCAAGAGGCGGTTTTTTATTGCCTGGAGGAAAGCATGGGCGCAGCACAGAAGCTGGATATACACGGCGCCAAAGGTGGCGAGAGCAAGCCGAAGTCTCCGGTAGAGTCACCCGACAGCCTGCGCTCGACCAACGTGGCCAAAATCCTGATCGCCGTGGGCGAGGGTGAATTCGACGGAACACCCACTGCGCGCGATATCTTCCTCGACAACACCCCAATCCAGGATGCCAGCGGCAACTACAACTTCACCAACGTGAAGTGGGACTGGCGTCCGGGTTCTGTCGAGCAGACCTACATCCCGGGTATACCATCGGTCGACAACGAGACCTCGCTGAATATAGAGCTGCGTAGCGGAACGCCGTGGGTTCAGTCGCTGACCAACCTGCAGCTGTCGGCGGCACGTATTCGCCTGGCTACGCCGCGGCTTGCGAGCCAGGACAACGAAGGCAATATTGGTGGTTACAGCATCCAGTACGCGGTCGACGTGGCCACCGATGGTGGGGCCTATCAGGAGGTATTGGTTGGCGCTATTACAGGCAAAGCCACCACTCGCTACGAAAAGTCCATGCGTATCGATTTGCCGCCGGCCACCAGTGGATGGCTGATTCGCGTTCGCCGCATTACCCCAAACCAGAACACCGACAAGATTGCAGATAGCCTGTTCATCGCCGGCTACACCCAGGTGATCGATGCAAAGCTGCGCTACCCGAACACCGCGCTACTTTTTGTGCAATTCGACGCCGAGCAGTTCACCAAAATCCCGGCGGTCACCGTGAAGTGCAAGGCCCGCCGCTGGCAGGTGCCGAGCAACTACGACCCGGTGGCCCGCACGTACTCTGGCGCCTGGGATGGCACCATGAAGGAGGCGTGGACGAATAACCCCGCCTGGGTCACTTACGGTATCTGCACTCAGGACCGCTTCGGCCTTGGTAAGCGCATAAAACCGTGGATGGTCGACAAGTGGGAGCTGTACCGCATCGCGCAGTACTGCGACCAGTTGGTGTCGAACGGTGCCGACGGCGTTGAGCCGCGTTTCCTGTGCGACATGAACCTGCAGGGCAAAGCCGATGCATGGTCTCTGCTGCGTGATATCGCCGGCATTTATCGCGGCATGACGTACTGGGCTCAAGGTCAACTGGTCATGCAGGCAGATATGCCGCGCTCGCAAGATATCGACTACGTCTTTACCCGCTCCAATGTGATCGACGGGAAGATCTCGTACGGCAGCGCCTCGGCGAAAACGCGTTTCACTCGGTGCCTGGTCAGCTATGACAATCCGCTGAACAACTACGACACCGACGTCACCGTCTATTCCGACCTGCCGCTGCAGCGCCGTTTGGGCGACAAGCCAACTGAAATCAGTGCCATCGGCTGCACTCGGGCATCTGAGGCCCAGCGCCGCGCTAAATGGCTGGTGCTGAGCAACAACCAGGACCGCACCATCAGCTTCAGGACCGGTATGGAAGGCCGTATCCCGCTGCCAGGGTTCATCATCCCCGTTGCCGACTCGTTGCTGGCTGGTCGGGAGATCGGCGGGCGCATTGCGGCGGCGTCAGGGAAGGTCATTACCCTGGACCGTGACACCCTGGCCAAGGCGGGTGACCGGTTGGTGGTCAACCTTCCCGGCGGGCGGGCAGAAGGCCGCACCGTGGAAAGCGTGAGCGATCGCAACGTAACCGTGACCATTGCTTACAGCGAGGCACCAGCTGCACAGCTTCAGTGGGCAATCGACGCTGACGACCTGGCAATCCCTCTATATAGAGTGATGAGGACTGCACGGACGCCAGGGGGCGATTACGAAATCAGCGCCTTGCAGTACGAGCCAAGCAAGTTCGCCAGCATCGACACTGGCGCACGCCTCGAAGACCGCCCGATCAGCGTCATACCAATCACGGTGGTGCCGCCGCCGGAAAGCGTAACCGTCACGTCGAACGTGTCGATCGACCAGGGCCTGGCCATCAGCACCATGAACATCTCGTGGCCAGCCGTCACCGGCGCGGTCGCCTACGACGTGGAGTGGCGCAAGGACAGCGGCAACTGGATCAAGGTGCAACGCACCGGCTCCACCAGCCTTGATGTCACCGGGATTTACGCGGGCGCCTATCTGGCCCGCGTGCGCTCGGTGAGCGCCTTCGAAATCTCGTCGATCTGGAAGAGCTCAAACCTGACCAACTTGGAAGGCAAGGTTGGCCTGCCGCCGGCGGTGTCTTCCCTGACCACAACCAGCGAATTGTTTGGGGTCGGCATCAAGTGGGGCTTCCCACCTGGTGCAGAGGACACCCAGCGAACCGAGGTGTGGTATGGGCCTGCAAACGATCTGGGAGCCGCTACCAAGCTGGCCGACCTGGCTTACCCGCAGGCTGAATACCGCATGCAGCAGCTGCAGGCGGGCGCAACCCTGTTCTTCTGGGCGCGCTTGGTGGACCGTACCGGCAACGTCGGGCCGTTCTATCCGGTTGTCGACGGGGTTATGGGGCAGGCCAGCTCTGAGGCTGGGCCAATCCTCGATCTGCTCGCCGGCAAGGTCACGAAAACTGAGCTGGGCAAGGATCTTCTGGATGAGCTTGAAGGCCTGCAGGACCAGATCGACTCGCTTGATGGTTTGAAGGGCTACGATCCAGAAGCCACCTACCTGAAAGGCCAGATGGTGGTGGAGGGTGGGCGAATCTATCAGGCCTTCGTAGATGTTCCGGTAGGCACACCACCGCCGAACGGCGCTTTCTGGCTGGATGTTGGCCAGTCTGTCGAGACTGCGAACGGCCTGGCCCAGCAAGTGGCAACCAACAAAGCGGACATCACGGAGCTCGACGGCGTCGTCACGGCCCAGGCCAGCATGACCAACGCATTGCGCGCCTCGGCGCGCGATGACAGTGGCAGCGGTGCGAAGGCTGATGCACTGAGAGGATACGCCAGCACTGTCGCTATCGTCGAAGAGAGCAAGGTCAGGGCTACCGCCATCGAGGCCGAAGCGACCAAGACAACGAAGCTTGAAGCGACTGTTGGACAGAACACTTCTGCCATTCAGCAAACGTCCTCAGCGTTGGCCAACACCAATGGCCGGCTGCAGACATTGTGGTCAGTGAAGATGGAGACCACCGCCGGTGGACAGAGGTACGCGGCCTCGTTCGGTCTCGGTCTTCAGGTCGATCCATCTGGTGTGTCGTCACAGTTCGTGGTCAGGGCTGACACGTTCATGCTGTTGAACTTGAATAACGGCACGCCGGTGTCACCGTTCTCTGTGTCTGGCGGGCAAACCTTTGTCAGTTCGGCGTTTATTCAGGATGGCACCATCACCAACGCTAAGATCGGCGAATACATCAGCTCGACCAACTACATCGCTGGCCAGCAGGGCTGGATTCTCCGGAAGGATGGATCGTTCGAAATCAACGGGATTGTTCCTGGTCAAGGGCGCTCCATGATGACGAATCGCTCTATGCGGTTTTGGGATAACAATAACATGAAGAGAGTGCAGCTAGGAGATCAAACCGAATGAGTTCTGGATTGCGATTGTGGTCATCAACTGGGGCTCTTGAGTTTGATACCAGCACATCTACTTACAGAATCGTTCTTTCTGTGCTGGTTTCTTATGCGGGCGAACCAAGGAGTCAAAAAACTTTTTCCGTTCCTGGGTGTAATCCAAGTAATTCGATCTGCTTTCTTTTGCCGGTTAATAATGATGCGTCGCAAACCGCTACCAATAGGCAACTTGAGTGCCAAATTGGTGAGGGTATTGCCTACGTGAGGAACTATCTTGCGTCTAACCCTAATGACTCTATCTCCCAGGCAACAATGCGATTAATGGTTGCGAGGTGGGCTTGATGAGCTATGGGCTAACAGTTATCAATGACTCAAGTGTAGTGTCTATTGATTCGGAATACGCACGGCTTTGCGTATTCCATAAGGGGACTTACACCGCGAACGTAGGCATAACGTTTCAGAACGTTGTAACTACCCAGGAACCTCCGCTTGTTTTTATAAGGCCCCAGAATAACGGTGCATTCATACAGCTGGGCTTGACTCTAGGCGGTTCCGCCGGTGCTTGGGCCGGAGCCACTGTTGTTTCGGGGCAGGCTCACTCTGGGGAAATATTTGTAGCGGCATTTTCATCAAAACCCATAACTTCATATGGATTGCGGATGTGGGATGCTGACTCAAAGCAGATATTTGACTCTGGAACTCAAGCTGTAATTTTTACTCGCGCGGTTCAAAACTGGAGTTATACACATACTACCTATAGCTCTCAGGGGTTGCCGACAAATTGGTACGCTATTACTTTGAACTACGCGCTTGGTGATTACCTAATGATAAATAACGCGAGAATGCCCATGATGGGGGCAAATAACGAGACCCGCTCCGGGGGACTTAGGTATGATTTTGCATCTTCCGTTTTGAGATTTAGTGTTACAACGGTTTCAAATCCATTTTACTTCTCGCTCCAGGCTATTTTCGGAAAGATTGCAGTCTGACATATGACTCTGTAATAAATTGAAGTTTTATACGCCGCCTTGATCGGTTTTTTATTGCTTGGAGAAAGTTATGGTTTGGCAACGAGCAGGAACTGTTTCTGTGCAAAATGGCAGCACTACAGTCATCGGCACGAACGTAGATTTCGCCGCAAGTAGCAGGAACGGCGACTCATTCGTTGGCCCAGACGGGGCGACTTATGAGTTGGCGAACGTCGCAAGCTCCACCGTTATCTCGATCCTGCCAGAGTACAAAGGGCCAACTGTAGCCGGCGCTGCCTACGCCATCATGCCGGTGCAGGGCTACGACAAAATGCTGTCGGATGCCTTCAATAACTTGAATAACCAGTTCGGTTCGAAGCTGGCGGCGCTGGGCACCACGGGCAACTACGACATTCTGCCTGTCAGCAAAGGCGGTACGGGTCGCGCATCGGTCGGCACGGCAATTGACTCGGATGTTACGACCGGGGCCATATCCGGTACTGCGGGGCAACTTCTTAAAGTCGGTGACTTCGGTATCGGTTCTACCTCGGTTCCTTATATAGCAAACGTGAACGAGATCTCAAAGGCAGGGATTTATAAGTTCGACTCTAATACCCTGGCTCTTCCGTCGGGATTCGGCACCGTCACTCATTGCGCTTATGACGCATCCAGCAGCAACTGGACGCAGCAGGCCTTCTATATGAACTCTTCTGTGTCCTATTTCAGGCAGTCAATCAACGGATCAATAAGCGATTGGGCGAAGGTTTACACCACCGCCAATACCACCCGAATGGCCGACGGTACACTCAAGGCGATCTGATCATGGCAAGAGCAGCTTTAAATATCGTCGGCAAGACCGGCGAGAAGTATTTCATGGACTCAATGGGCGGCACCGACGTTGGTTGCTACCGCAAAGACGTAGGCGTGTATTGCGTCACCGGCAGCCAAGGCATGGTGCCTTATCCCCCTGAGGATGTGGGCTGGGGCTACACACTTCACCCATCCGAGAGCCGGGCAGAGGTGGAAACGGATTTTCAAGATGGCCTGCTCACCATTTATGTGACCATGCGCGGCGCGCCATACGACCTCAAGACCATAATCACTTTGCACATTTTGGTGCCAGACTTGCCTGCGTCGCAGAATCCGCCAATCGTCAGCACCGCGTCAGCGGGAGATCCTCAGCCACTTGGCGATACCGCTGAATCCTGAGAAACGCCAGAACACCACGGCCGCCTTGAGCGGTTTTTTTTCGCCTGGAGAAAAGCATGCCTATCACCGAAACCCGTGGGGTGCGCAATAAGAACCCCGGCAACATCGACTACAGCCCGGCCAACCAGTGGCAAGGCCAGCTCAAGCCCGACCCGTCCATCGAGAAGCGCTTCGCCAGGTTTGACACCGCCGAGAACGGTATCCGCGCCCTGGGCAAGGTGCTGCTGACGTACCAGCGCAAGCATGGCTTGAAGACCGTGGAGGCCATCATTGGCCGCTGGGCGCCGAGCGGGGAGAATGATACGGCCGCTTACGTCGGTGCCGTCGAAGCGAACACCGGTACCCGGCCAGGTGCCGAAGTCGACCTGACGCGGCCGGCGGTGATGACCGGTTTCGTCAAGGCGATCATCCATCACGAAAACGCGGGGTATGCCTACCCTGATGCTGTGCTGGCTGAAGGCGTGCGGCGGGCGCTGGCATGATGCCTGCGCAGAAACTGGTCGGGCTGGCTGTGTTGGTTATGGTGCTGATGGCCGGTGCCTGCGGCGTGACCTGGCAGGTTCAGGACTGGCGCCTGGGGAAGAAGCTCGCCGAGCAGCTCACGGAGCAGGGCATTGCGCACCAGAAAGATCTGGACGCAATCACCGGCGAGGCCTGGCGTCAGCAGGCCGCCGAGCAAGACAAGCGGCTGGCCACTGAGCAGCAGCTCGCCACCGTGGACCAACAACACACCAAGGAATTATCCGATGCCCAGCGCAATCAGGCTCTGCTGCGTGATCACCTTGCTACTACTGAACTGCGGCTGTCAGTCCTTATCGACGCCACGGATTCAGCCAGTGGCTGCGACGTGCCTGCCGCCCCCGGCGCCGCAGGCGTGGTTCATGCAGCCCGTCGAGCCCAACTTGACCCAGCGCATGCTCAAAGAATTATCGCCATCACCGACGATGGGGATAACGCCGTGATCGCGCTGCGTGCGTGCCAGGCGTACGTCAGGGCTGTGGCTCGGTGACGTTCTTCAACTCCATTAGCAGCCGCTGATTCTCCCTGAGCAGATAGTCGCGCTGTTCGGCAACGAGTTTCATGCTGAGGATGGCGGGCTCGGAGCATTTCTCTTTGAGCGCGTCGATCTCGACCAGGGCAGCCGTCAGGGCTTCTTCCGCTTTGGCCTTGCCGGTGGCCAGCGCGTCATTCATCTGCACCAGCCCGGCGATATTCTTCCGCGCCTTGCTCAGCAGCGCCTGGGCTTGGGTCAGCTCGTCCTCCAACAGGGCGCACTGGTGTTTATACATTTCCAGGGGCGTAGGGCAGCCGAGCCACGCGGAGGTGTCTTCGTCGATGTTCATGGTGAGGTAATCCGAATGCTGTATGCACATACAGTAGTCGAGGCGTTACGGATTTGGGAGTGGTGTTCGTCGGCAGGACGCCGGGGATGGTGTATTTCTGTCTAATACTACCTGTAGCTAACTCGATTTCATTGGCCTTAAAGCCTCAAAAATCGCGGTATGGTTTTAGACATAGGAACCGCGAAAGCCACGCTCTACATGGCTTTCGCATCGATCAAGCCCATACTGCTGCATCATTGGCGTGTGGGAAGACAGATCGGACGTGTTTTTACTCATTGGATAGTAGGCAAATTCGTTGAAAGTGATGGGGCAAAGGGGGCGCTTGGTCCAGTGTCGATCAGTTGCGCAGCGCAGGTTTCCAAACGACGCAGGCCGATGTGGGAGCTGTCGAGCCCTAGCGAGGCTGCGAAGGGATCGCCGCGCTGTACCGGCAGGCCGCAGCCCCTGCATCGCTGAAGTTCGAAAGCTCAACATCGTGCCCAATCGTGGTCGCTTAACTGATCGGCATCGGGCGCTTGGCCCAGCATTTTTGCGATGGGCGCAAGGTTAACACGCGAAGTCGGGGCTTCGCAGGTCGCAAACGGTTAGGTAAAACACAAAAAAGGGCGGTGCATTTAACTAAATGCGCCGCCCCTTTCTTTCTTCCGGCTGTTACTGAAGGTTACCGGGCGAATCCAACACCTTCACCACATCATCCACCACCGCCTTCACCATCTCCTGCAAGTAATGCGACGCCCAGGCGTAACGGTCCGTCTCCTTGGTCATCGCCGCATCTTCTGCGAGCTGCTTGGCAACGTGGAGGAGGTCGGAGGCGTGGTGCAAGGCTTCGTGCAGGGAAACACCGCTGTTGACGCGGAATAGAGGTTGGTCGGAGTGGAAGGAGAAGGGGGTGACGCCGAGGGTGGTTAGATCTTGCGCAGCGTTCATAAAACACCTCCGAGCGCGGAGGAAATGAACCGGGAAGGATGACGCCGTTTGGTGCGGTAACTGTAGAAGCACATAAGTGAAAATTCCTTGATTTGAGGAACTGCCACGAACCTTCTCACAGGTTTGGGTGGCAGCTGTGCGCAGGGTGAGAAACCGGCAATCAAGGCAACCGGTAGACCCGAAGGTCTCCCACGCACAGCCGCCATAAAACGATATCGCAGACGAAAAAAAACGCCGCGATAGGGTTCTTGGGCGCTTTGCGCCTTGATTTGCTCGGGTTCTCACACCCGGTCGCTGAATTTGCAGCGACCGGGGGAGGTTAGCGTGATGGTGGGGTGGGTGCAACTGGGAAACGGCGGACGTCTTTACTTTGCCAGTTGTCAGCGAACCCATGCAGGAGGATATGCCTAGGAAATGATCACCTAAAGATGTCAGCCCCCTGGCTAGTGGCTTAAAGGTGAAGGCAGCTTTCGGCCCAGAAGCAGAAGTTTGCGAGTGGCGGCTGAGGGCTGACCACCGCCTGTCAATACAACAGAAATAGGCCCGGAGCTGGCGTCTAATGTCCAGATGGTAGAGAGTGATCTCTAGCGGCGGAAACGTAGTGGCACACTAGTCTAATAGCTGTATTGACGTGAGGGGACATGGACGTGGCACCGACATCTACAGAGTTAGTTAAGTTGTACGAGTGCGGAGAATTCGCCAGCCAAATGGCCCACCGGTTCGGATTGGGGAGAAGTGCAGAAACTCATTTGGTCGAGGAACTGTGCATAACACTGCACAACTCAGGAGCTATTGACCTATTAGCCCTTGTTGAAGATCGCACCCTGCAGGAGCTTCCAGGAACCGAGTTCTTTATGGCGTCATATTTTTTTTGCCGTCTTTTGCCGGAGTTAGACGCGACCCCTGAGCGAATGATGCGCTGCGTTGATGGATTGGTAACTCGCGGAGGAAATGACGGTGCAGCCAATGAACCCAATGCAGCATTCCGCAAATGGTGCGCGAGCGTTCCTCTGCGTGCTCTTGAAGTTATCGCCGCAGCGCACGAAGGTAATGAGCTCGCCATCCAACATCTCGCCTTCGCATTAGAGGCTATCAGTAACCTCAGCGAAGCGCGTCGAATGGCAATTGAATATGAGGACATTCGTCGCCAAGCCGCCATCTCTGCCCTAGGACGTATCGATCACAAAGGTTCAGAGGAGTGTGGCGAGACGTTTGCAGTTTTCCATTCACTACTTGATGGCAGCATTGGCGATGCTACAAGAGCAAGTGTGCTGCATGCGTCGATGGAAATTCTGAATCGCGGCCAAGATGTTTCGTCTGCTGATGCGAACTCGCTAATAAGTCGGATAGTGAGCGAGCCCGGTCAGTTCACTATACATCAGTGTGCACGTGCACTCTGGTCGTGCCGACAAGCACTTACTCAAGATATCGTTTCTTTCTTGCTGGGTGCATTGGAGCACTTGGACTCGGCAAATAAAGGAACGATTGAGGAGGTAGATCTAGGCCTTCATGTGCTATTGGAACTCGGGTTTGATGAATCGGCCGTTTCTTTCGTAACTATGCTTCTCTCACGTCCAGATAATGAACTAGAACTTGAGGCTTTTGATAGCTTTACTCACAATCTGCTATCCGGCTCTCCGGGTCTTATTAGCCGAGTCGTGGTGAAGTGGCTTCAGCTGGGCTCGCCACAACTGTGTAACGGACTTGCCAAGGCTATAAAGGGCCCCGGACTGGATGGTGTGCCACTGAGCCTTCAGGCTGATGACCTAGCTCTCCCTCCCTCCACACAATTGTTTATCTGTCGAAAAGCATTGGGTTGGTTCTTCTTTAAACCGACTACGGGAGCATCCGTCCTAGTCTCTGTATTGCGAATTTGCGATTCAGACACAGCTCAAGAGGTACAAAACCTGTTGGTTAATCCATTGCTTCAAAACTATGGAGGTGTGCGGGAATATCTGGAAAACCTTGCTACGGAGGATGCAGCGACCAAAGCTGTTTCTGGGGCTCTTGCTCAAAATTTGGCTTATCTCGATGCAAAGCGTTCAGTTCCACTTCTTGTTGAGCTGCAACCAACCGAGCACCATCGCCGTATTGAGCGCTTGCGTATATCAGATCAGATGAGGGAAGCGTATAAAGGGGCGGAGAGTGATTCTGTATTCTTGGGACTGGTGAGCCGCTCCGTGCTGCTCTATGGCAATCGCTCACTTAGTTTTATCGACGATGGCCAAGACGGGCTTCGCCACGTGGAGGTCGATCTTCAGTCCCATGGTATTTCCTACGAGATGCCGCGAATGGAGGTCGTTGATCCCATTGGCCTTGACTACATCCTCCGCGTCTTCCGCAATGAGAGGATGGAAAAATGAAGCTAATGATTCGGGACTATTTGGCTTCTCTGAAGGAAAGGGATGAGCTGGATGCGGTGTTACCAGACTTATTGAGTGAATTAGGTTTTAACGTCTATTCACGTCCTCAAAGAGGAACAAGCCAACTTGGTGTCGATATTGCGGCCATTGGAAAGGACGATGATGGTGAGAAGAAGCTCTTTCTGTTTTCCGTCAAACAGGGTGACCTGACCCGTCAAGACTGGGACGGCAATCCGCAGGCTCTACGATCATCATTAGATGAGATCTTAGATGCGTACATCCCCCACAGAGTTCCGACTAGATACAAAGATCTGAAGATTGTTATCTGTCTCGCTTTTGGAGGTGATGTAAACGAGCAAGTACGAGAGAAGTTAACAGGATTTATCGACAAAAACACTTCGACGAAAATTGCTTTTGATGAATGGAATGGCGATAAGATTGCAGGAATGATTTTAAGAGGAATTCTCAGGGAGGAAATCCTTCCAAAGCCATTGCGTAGCAGCTTTCAGAAAGCTGTCGCTATGGTCGATGAATCAGACGTCTCTTATGAGCACTTTAGTCGCCTTGCTGGAAACCTATGTAAGGCTGGCATGGTGTCGGGAAAATCCCGTATACGCTCTGCCCGACAGTTAAATATCTGTCTGTGGATCCTGTTTGTTTGGGCCCGTAGTGCAGGCAACATCGAGTCGCCATATCGTGCAAGCGAGCTTGCACTTTTGACGACCTGGGAATTGCTCCGGCCTACCCTTGGTAGCAATGGGCGGGAGTTGAAAGCACTCAGCATCGTTGTTCGTCAGTTGATCGAGCTACATCTTACTATTTCTATGGAGTTCATCGAGCAACGTGTGTTGCCGTATGCCGAGATCCCCCATGGGATATCAATGGCCACTGGGTCCAGAAGTTCGTTGGATGTGAACTTAGCGCTATTTGAAGTACTGGCTCGCATTGGCTTGGCAGGGCTATGGCTCTACTGGCTAGGAGAGCGGGGCGATGAGGCATACAAAGATCAGATAAGCCACCGCGTCGCACAACTCACTCATACGGGACTAGAGCTAATTAAAAATAACCCCATACTATTTCTGCCGATAACAGATCCGCAAGGAACCAGTATTGCCCTTTTCCTTCAGCTTTGGCTGGTTAGTGGGCTTGATGCGACGGGAGTAACTTCTTGGCTTCAGGAAATGGCAAAACGCCTAACGTTCACCATTCACACAAGGGGTCGTTATACCACCTCTCTCTCAGACTACCGTGATCTTGCTGACCACCCTCGTGATAGATCCGACAACTATTTCAAAGAGGCGACGGCGGGCAGCACAGTCGTTCCCCTGATCGCCGTTTGGCTGCATGCCCTTGGTGCAACAGAGGCCGTCGAGGCTCTAAGCCGTCTTGCACGGAAAGAGTTAAAACACTGTACGTTACAACTTTGGTTGCCTGATGCCTCGTCGGAAGAGAAATTCTATGTAGGTGACAACTCTCATGGACGAGCAATTTGTGGATTGCCTTTGGATAAAGGGGGACAGAAGTTACTCGCAACTATCGCAGAGGCATGCAGTATGAATGCAGACTTGCAGAATTTATCGCCTGTCAAATCAGGCTTCTGGCCGGTCGTAATGGTCGCCTGCCACCATTATGATTTGCCGGTCCCTCCTGGGTTCTGGATCAATTCATTATTGGATCCAGAGTCGAAACCAGAACTGGAGGCCGATCAAATTTGATTTCGATTGGTCTTGAATTCAGTTTTCGGCCAACACTGTGGTTTGTCCGCTCCTGGCCGATTTCTGCCTGATATGATTGACCGACATCGACCCACTCAGGCCAGTCGTGACAGGTAGATCCCTGCCATGAAAGTGCGAACTGTATGGCACCCAAATGTGTGGAGAAAATCGCTGTGCGAGTAAGGAATGAGCAAAGCATTTGTGAATGGCAGGGGGTTACCCCTGATCGACCACAATCTGGGTCAAAAATCGGCATAGCGTTGGGGACTCTGGGGCTTCAGCCCATAAATGGGTTAAGGGTTAATCCGGATAACGGTACGAACGGTTGGTACCTGTGGTGCGGTATGGAGTGGTCTGAGGCTGACGATTTTTTTTCACCCCTGCATGTGGACCACATCACTGACTATCTACCGGAAGTTGTCGGATATCTTGATTTGCCGCCAGGCTATCGTTTTTACATCGACGGCAATAATTTTGAAGACGTTTGGCTTGACCCAGAGTTGGTACGCACTTGACTCGTCCGGTGAATTGACCTGAGTTTTCATAGACACATTGAATGAGTACTTCTGGTCGATAGCAGCCTCTCAGATTTTGAAATTGACGAGTGCCCAGGCCCCCATAGCTTACTGACGCGTTGGTTAACGGTTTCTAAATTTGCATAAATTATGCAAATTAGCATTTGCCAACCCCAAAATCCCCCGTCATCATCCCCCTTATGCAAAAACGCAACGTTTCAACCGTCTTAAGAGAACTCCTAGACCGCGACCGGATCTCCCCCACGGAGCTTCACCGGCGTACTGGCGTGCCTCAATCCACACTCTCGCGAATCCTCAGCGGCAAGATCGTTGATCCGTCGGACAAGCATATCTCGCGCATCGCCGAGTACTTCCGTGTCAGCACCGACCACTTGCGCGGGCGCGCGGCGGTGGGGGCTTTGCGGGATGACGGGCGTGACCCGATGCATTCGGAACTCAAGGACATAAGCCTGTGGGACGACGACACGCCCGTTAATGATGACGAGGTGTCGATCCCCTTTCTGCGTGAGGTTGAATTGGCTGCTGGATCAGGAAGATTCGTCATCGAGGAAAGCGAGAAGGCCAGCTTGCGTTTCGGCAAGCGCAGCCTGCGGCATAACGGTGTGCAGTTTGACCAGGCCAAGTGTGTAACGGTGCGCGGCAACAGTATGTTGCCGGTGCTGCGCGACGGCGCGACGGTCGGGGTGAACGCAGGCAAGAGTGGCATTGGCGATATCGTCGATGGCGACTTGTATGCCATCAACCACAATGGCCAGCTGCGGGTGAAACAGCTCTACCGCCTGCCTTCGGGGATTCGCCTGCGCAGTTTCAATCGCGATGAACACCCGGATGAGGACTACAGCTTCCAGGATATCCAGGATGAGCAGATCAGCATCCTCGGTCATGTGTTCTGGTGGGGCATGTACGCCCGTTAACCTCCTTACGTAAGACAAAGCCCGCCAGTGCGCGGGCTTTTTTTCGCCTGTAGAAAACCACCAAACCCTTAACCCACAAGGCCTGAAATGCACTCGTGCATTTCGATAGTGAAAATAAATGCATTTGCGCATTGACTGTATATGCATACATGCATATTCTTCATCTCAAGCCAGCCAACAAGGCCTGGTGGAGGCGGCAAGGATGCTGCCAAGGAAGACAAGGAAGGCACGCAACATCGGCAAGGACGCCATCGAAGCGATGGCAGGGAAGCCAGGCAACACCGGCAAGGATGCCGACGCTCTTTAGTTGTACCGCTTCAAGAAAACAGGCAGCGATGAACCGGCCTTAACGGTTCAGAGGGTTGGCAACTGACCCGGGTGTGCAGCGTAAAGCACCAGAAGCAGTTATCCGGCAGACAGGGATCGTGGTCGGAAAAACATCTTAGGAAAGAACCGTACCGCGCCAGTAGCGCCGAACGTTCGAATCTGGACCGCATTACTGAAAAGCCCGGGCCACCGGGCTTTTTGGAATGCCTACCCATAAATGGATTTACCCAAACACCGGCCCGTTGCCGGTAGTGCTCAGCCAGGAGGCGTGACATGACAAACGAGCAGCAAGCGTTAGCGGAAATGCCTATCTGGCTGGTGATCGTACTGGCGCTGATCGGCGGTGTATCCGGTGAAATGTGGCGCGCCGACAAGGAGGGCGCCCGTGGTTGGTCGCTGATTCGGCGCCTGGCCCTGCGGTCCGGGGCGTGCATGGTGTGTGGGGTTTCTGCCCTGATGCTGTGCTACGCCGCCGGTATGTCGATCTGGACGGCCGGCGCCATTGGTTGCCTGACCGCCATGGCCGGCGCCGACGTGGCCATCGGCCTCTATGAACGCTGGGCCGCCAAGCGTATCGGCGTTAACCAAGGCTCCGGCCAGGACCCGCAATAACCGTTGCAAGGACGCTGATCAAAATGGACCTTATCGAAAAACCCTCCCAATTGCCCCAATCCATCGGCGACGCACTGCGCGCCGCCTTCCCGGACTTGAAGGTCGGTAATCATCAGGACTTTCAAGGCACCGGGGATAAAACCGGCGTGCTGATCACGGTCGAGGGCAACGGCCCGGGCATTCGCTCCCGTGAGGGCCGTAAAGCTCACGCCTTGTCGATTTCGCTCAAGGCCATGGTCGCGCCGGGTGCATTGCCGTTCGATGCCTGCGATTTGGCCAGCCAACTAATGGACCTGGTGCTGGATAACCGCTGGAACCTGCCACGGGCTCAGTGTGATTTGCCGACCACTATCGTTGCGGCTCCCTCACTGCATGCCACCGCAGAAACGGACTACGACACCTGGACCGTTTCCTTCACGCAAACCCTCTATCTCGGACCGGTGCTGCTCAACGATCCCACGGGCCAACCGCTGTTTGCCCGCACCTGGGAAGTCTCGAACATCAACGACCCCGATCAATACAAACCACTGGCGGAGTAGCCCATGTTCGACGCGCTGTTACGCATGCAACTGGGGCCGATCATCGAGCGCTTGGCGGAGATGGAAACCCAGCTCGAAGACCTGTATCGACGCGCTGAAAGTTTCTGTCGGATTGGCACCTGCCAGGCAGTCGACGCCGCCAGCAGTACCTGCAAGGTCAGTCACGGTGACCTGCTCTCGCCATCGATCCGTTTTTTCAACCCCAGCGCGGGCGCGCAGAGCGAAACCCGCATCCCATCGGTGGGCGAGCAATGCCTGTTGCTCAACTACGGCGGCGGTGAAGGTGGCGCGCAGTCTGTGGCCTTGTTCGGTCTTAACAGTAGTCTGTTTCCGCCGGTTTCCAGCGTTGCCTCGCTGACCCGACGCCGCCACCAGGACGGCACCCAAAGCGAGTACGACGACGCCAGCCACACCTTCAACTGGGTCAACGGCCCCACCACCTTCAGCGGCTCCCGCGAACAGGTCGACGTCAAGGTCGGCGCCGCCAGCCTGACGATCAATGCCCAGAGCATCACCCTGCAAATCGGCGGCACCCGCCTGTTGCTGGACGCCGGCGGCGCGCACTTCAGCGGCCCGGTGGTGGACCACCAAGGACGCGTCATCAGCCCCTGATAAGGACATCCCATGATCGGAATCGACAGGAACACCGGGGCAGCCGTCGATGACTGGCTGCAATTCGTGCAGCGCGCCACCCGAGCGCTGACCACCCCCGTAGGCACTCGCCAGAAACGGCCGCTGTACGGCTCACTGATCCCGCAATTGCTCGGCCAGAACCTCGGCGACGACCTGCTGATCCTCGCCCAAAGCCACGCCGCGCAAGCGTTCTACAACACCCAGAACGGCATCGCCGACTTTCAACCCCAGGTCATCGTCGCCACCCGCCAGGGCGCCGGTCTGTTGCTGCGTTTTGCCGGCACCTGGAAAAACCGCCAACAAACCTTCGAGGTCGTGACATGAGCATGCTGATCCCCGGCCAGAACCAACTGGCCGAACCGGCCATCATTACGGTGGATGAGTTCGAGCCGTTGCTGGCGGAATTCAAGGCGTTCGTGGTCGATTACGTCGCCACCCGCGCGCCGCAAAGCGCGGCCAAACTCAAGGTCAGCCTCGACAACGAAAGTGAGTTGCTGACTCTGGCCCTGGAAGCCTTTTGCGTGCGGCTGCAAACCCATGAGCGCAAATACAACGCCCGCATCAAGCAGATGCTGGCGTGGTGGGCCACCGGCAGCAACCTGGATGCCCGCCTGGCCGATATGGGCCTGGAGCGCCAAGTGCTTGACCCTGGCGACCCGGCTGCGTTTCCACCCGTACCGCCGACGTTGGAAAGCGATGACGACGCACGCCTGCGTTATTACCTGGCGCCACATGCCCCGGCAGCGGGGTCGCGAATGCAGTATCGGCGTGAGGTTTTCACTCTGGGCGAGCGGCCGTCGGTGAAAGTGCAAAGTGCCACGCCGGGCGTGGTAACCGTCAGCTACACCTTTGACCCGGACGGGTATGCGGCGCAGGTCAAGGACGGCAATGGGCGTCGAACCGCGCCCGGCGAAGTGATGGTCACTGTGCTTTCAAGGGAAGGCGACGGTACGCCGTCCACCGATTTGCTTGACGGCGTTCGACGCCATTTCGCACGGCCGGATGTACGACCGGAGACCGACCTGGTCAGCGTACAAGGCGCGCAAATTTTGCCTTACAAAATCCGCGTGGTCGCAAAGATCAACGCCGGCCCGGATTCCGGACTCACGCAAGTCGCCGCGCAGAAACTGCTGCAGGACTACGCACAGTCCTGTCATCGCCTGGAAGGGCGGGTTGATCCGAGCTGGATTGACTATGCGATTCACAGTGCAGGGGCTGCGCAATTGCAGATCCTCGAACCCCTGGCGCCGATCATCTGCACCGCATTCCAGGCGCCGTATTGCACGGGGGTTGAAGTGGAGGTGCATACGCTATGAGTGAGCCAAAAGCGAGTTTGTTGCCGGCCAATAGTTCGCCGCTGGAAAAGGCGTTGGATTTGGGGTTTGGCAAGTTGTTGGACCGCGTGATGCCGCCGTTTCCGGCGTTGATGAATCCGCTGCAAACCCCGAGCGAGTTTCTTCCTTATCTGGCCGCCGATCGTGGTGTCAGCGAGTGGGATGCGGACGCCATCGAGGAAGAAAAGCGCCTGACGGTGGCCTTGTCCTGGCAGATCCAGCGCCAGGCGGGTACGCCCAAGGCCCTGAATTATGCCGTGGAGTCACTGGGTTTCACCCCAAACATCAGCGCCTGGTATCAACAGCGGCCGTTGGGTTTGCCCTACACGTTCGACGTGCAGGCAATCATCGGGCGCAGTTGGTCCAGCGGTGATCACAATCGACTGATCCGCCGAGTCAATGCCGCACAAAGTGAGCGTGACCAAGCGACGATCACAATCGTGCATGAAACCTCTCAGGGGTTCCGGCTCGCCGCGGCGGCTGATCCGGGGCTGAGCATTCGGGATGACAGCCAGCCGGGTGCCTTGCCCGAGGTGAAGCTACACAGCATCACGTCCATTAGCAGCGCAGCCCACACACCACTGACGGATGGCGAGTTGCAGCTGGGAGGCGTATTGCCTGAATTCGGGCTAGCCGCCCGGCTTAACAGTGCCGGTTTTGCCCGGTACTTCACTATTAACGACTACGACCTCAGGGCGCAGCCATGACAGATGACATTACGCGCCTGGTGCGCTTCACCTCCAAGGGTTTGGATGAAGTGCTGCAGGCAAAGAACCAAGGCTTGAAAGGCGAAATCACCCACGTCGGCGCTGGCACCGGCCGCTACAACCCCGATGGCACAGAAGTGGCCTTGCGCGATGAGCGCCAGCGGGTCGCCATCGTGGATTACGAGGACCTTGGCGACCGACAACTCAGGATGGCTGCGCTGTTTGATGGCGAGGCTGAGTATGAAATTGGCGAATTCGGTTTTTACCTCGCCAGTGGGACCTTGCTGGCGGTGTATTCCGTAGCGGGGAAGTTGCTGACGTATAAAGCGGCAGCGGCGCGTGTACTGCAAAAGTTCACGTTGGATATTTCGCCGCTGCCAGCGAACAGCGTGACGATTGTGGTGGGGAGTGACAACCTCAATATTTTGTTGGGGGAGGATATCGCGGTACTGGCGACGGCGAATATCGACAACATGGCACGTCATACTGAATTGCTGTTTCGTGTGATGTCGTTGGAATCGCGCCGTTAAACATAACTAGTTCAGGAGTTTGAATATGAGTCTAGAAACGACTATTGCGTCGCTGGTGACAGCGGCGAATAACTTGACCACTTCGGTCAATGGAAAAATCGGCAGTATAAACTCGACGATGGCTGGCGCGTTGGCGCAGTTTAACGAATGGCGAAATCTCAAGGATGTTGAGGGGAGCGCTAATGCGATTGGCTCTGTACGGCGTAATATTTTTCAGGGGCATGTCTATACTACCGGTGGGATAGATGGGCTGGGTGCGCCTATGAGTGTTTTGTCGGACGGAGATTTCGAATCGACTGATTTGGGCGGTCTTGAAAAGGTATACGTGCATTTCAAGTTGCCATTGAATATTAACGTTAGTTCTGAAATGTTCTGGTTCAATATTCAGGGGTACAGCTACGGAACCGCTAAAATTATTGATGAGACGGTGGTGGGGTATTGCTATAAGCCCAATAGGTCCATTATGAATGTTTCGACGTTTGGTAATATGACGCCCGCAGTTTACGCGGATGCCAATGGGAACGTCGTAATGCGAATTCTGGTTCCAAATATCTATTATACGACTGTGCGGGTCGACACGATGAGAGTGGGTAATGGTCGGCTTTTTAATGTGGGCGAACTGAAGTCTAAGTTGTCGCGGACTGAAAACGTTGTATTTAACTGAGGTGACTAATATGTCCGATACAGCTATTGACCAGACCCAAACCGCGCCACTTGCGTTTCCGATGCCGGAAGTGGAGTGGGCCGCTACTCGTGCCCGTCGTGATCAATCTCTACGCGCCACCGATTTTACCCAGTTGCCGGACTATCCGGCCACCGACGCACAGCGTGCTGAAGTCGCGGCCTATCGCAAGGCATTGCGCGATATTCCTGAGCAGGCAAGTGACCCCTCGAAGCTGATATGGCCCGCGCTGCCAGCCTTCCTGAAATAACCCACCGCGAAAGCGGTTTTTTTTCGCCTCTCAAAGCCCCTCCCCGCAGGGGCTTTGGCGTTTTCCATTCGGAGAGTTCCAACCATGCACAACCGCCAAACCTACACCGTCCTCATCCCATTCCCCATCGGAGGTGGCCATTGGTCCACCGCCGGCGAGGAGCTGGAACTGCTCGACGTCGAAGCATCCGCGCTACGCACCGCTGGCCGCCTGGAACTGACCAGCGTCCTCAACTCCACCCCCAAGAAGGCTGACTAACCATGGCTGAGGTTCTTAACTTCGAGCACAACGGCATCACCGTGAATGCCACCGAATCCCCCGAGGCCATGGGTGGCCTTGGCGACAACGTCATCGGCCTGGTCGGCACCGCGCCGAATGCCCACGCGTCGATTCCAAAAAACGCGCCGTTTCGCATCAACAGCTTCACCACCCAGGCGCTGCTGGACCCCACCGGCGCCGAGGCGGGCACGCTGTTTCAGGCGGTGTACCAGATCCTTAAAGTGGTGAAGGTGCCGGTGTACGTGGTCATCGTGGAGGAGGGCGCAACCCCGGCCGACACGATCAATAACGTGATCGGCGGCAATGAGCCGACCACGGGCCGCAAGCTAGGCTTGGCAGCACTGAGCAGCGTGCCCGAAGACCTGACCATCATCGGCGCTCCCGGCTTCACCGGCACCAAGGCCGTGGCCGGTGAGTTCGCCTCTTTCGGCAAGCGCATCAAGGCCCGTGTGGTGCTGGATGGCAAGGACGTGTCCGTCGCCGACCAAGTGACCTACAGCGGCGAGCTGGGCGGTGCCGAGCTCGGTTTCGACCGTTGCCTGGTGGTGCACAACATGCCGTCGGTGTATTCCAAGGCGGCGAAGAAAAACGTGTTCCTGGCGCCATCCTCGTTGGCCATCGCCGCGCTGGCCAAGGTCAAGCAGTGGGAAAGCCCAGGCAACCAGGTGACGTTCGCCGAGGACGTTTCCCGCGTGGTCGAGTACAACATCCTCGACACGTCTACCGAGGGCGACCTGCTTAACCGCTACGGCGTGAGCTACTACGCCCGCACCATTCTTGGCGGCTTTTCGCTGCTGGGTAACCGCTCCATCACCGGCAAGTTCATCAGCTACGTCGGCCTGGAAGATGCCATCAGCCGCAAGCTGGTCAAGGCCGGCCAGAAAGCCATGGCCAAGAACCTCACCAAGTCCTTCATGGACCAGGAGGTCAAGCGCATCAACGACTGGCTGCAAACCCTGGTCGCCGACGAAACCATTCCTGGCGGCAGCGTGTACCTGCACCCGGAACTCAACAGTGTCGAGAAGTACAAGAACGGCACCTGGTTCATTGTCATCGACTACGGCCGCTATGCGCCGAACGAACACATGATTTATCAACTCAATGCCCGCGATGAAATCATCGAGCAGTTCCTGGAGGACGTTCTCTAATGTTTACCAACCGTGTAAGACAGGCCATTGCGGCCACCCTTCAAGGCCTGCCGTTGTCCGCGACCGTGGAGGAGTTCGACCCGCCGAAGATTGAATTCGAGATGGAAGCCATGTCCGGCGGGCGTTTTATCGCCGAAGAAATGGCCAAGAGCGGCAAAGTGCTCAACGCCACGCTGGTGCTGCAAGGCGCCGGCCCGGAAATCATGCTGGCCCTCGGCGTGCGCCTGGGTGATGACATCTTGCTGAACGTGCGTGAAGCCGGCCAGGACCAGGACGGCAAGACCTATTTCACTTATCACACCGTCGGCGGCAAGTTGAAATCCCTGGCCGAGGCCAAGCTGAAGATGGGCGAGAAGGCCACCACCACGCTGGAGCTGTCCTGCCGCACCTACAACCGCCTGGAAAACGGCATTCCGGTGATCGACATCGATGTGCGTACCCAGAAGTTCGTGCTCAACGGTGTCGACATTCTCGGTGATGCGCGCCGCGCGGTGCTGATGCCGTAAGGACGACCGTGGTTTGAAGTGGGCACAGTCATGTGGGAGCCGGGCTTGCCCGCGATGCAGGCGACTCGGTGTGCCTGGTGTACCCAGGTGATGCCATCGCAGGCAAGCCAGCTCCCACATTGATTGGCCTCGCTCTGAGATTTTCATACATGTTCAACAAGGAATTGCCCCATGGCCTGGATGCCACCGCTGCATATTCTGCTGTCTCCGATCACCGCCGACACTGGCGCGACGATCCAGCAGATTCAACTCAAACCGCTGTTCTACGCCGCGCAGAAAGCCGCGCTGGCCCGGGCCGGTGATGACGAGGACGACCAGTTTTTTGAACTGGCGAAACTCGCCACCGGCCTGTCGGAAAAAGAGCTCGACCAGCTCAAGCGCCCGGACTACGTGAGCATCGCTCAGTACGTACACGAAATGTCGACGCGCCCTGCGTCGTTCTTCCTGGATGCGCACGAAGAGGCGACCCACGACCAGCCGGTCCAACTCCTTTTGCCCCTCGACGCAGCCGGTCGCACCCTGACCGAACTGCCCCTGGAAATGCCCGCCCTGCGCGCCACCAAGGTGATGAAAAAACTCGCCACCAACAAAGAACGCGCCGAGTTCATCACTGCGCACTGCAGCGGCTTGATGCTCCCCGACCTGGCCGGCCTGACCGTGCCCGACTGGACGCAACTGCAGGAGCGCATCGACGATTTTTTAAATCAACCGGCGGACTTCTTTCGGAGCGCGACATCGAAGTAATCCTCGATGTAGTGCCGCTGATTTACTCGGTCAATGAGGCGGAAATCCTCGACTGGGACGCCGGAAAAGCATTGCGCCGCTACGACATTGCGATCTCTCGCCTTGGCGTCAAACAGGAGTAAGCGGGATGCAAGAGACTCAATTTCAGACCAGGCTTGCTCAGGAAGACAAACGTTGGCTGCTGGGCGATGCGGACCTCGGCCGTGTGCTGGCACCGTTTTCCGCAGACCTTGCTGCGCCGGTCAGTCTGGAGGCTTCGGCGCCGCAGGTGTCGCCGCAACAGGCGCTGACCACGGCGCTGGACAACGTCAGCGTGGACATCAAAGTCCTGACGCTGGAGCAAGTCCAGTTGCGCGAAACGCTGGAGACGCTCAACAGCACGCTGTTCATTACCGAAAATTCGCGGCTGACCCAGACGGCGGATGTTGGCACTGGAGCCACCCATAGCAAGCAGGAAAAACCTGTACCCGCTCCCCGTTCCTGGAGCGACCAGGGCCTTGAAATGGGCGCGGACGCGGCTAAGTTTGTGGGCAAGGAGCTGCTCTCCGGTTTGTGGGATAAGGCCAAGGATCGGCTTTCAGGCAACGCGCTTGATGCCGTGGCTGACAAGTTTCCAACGGCCGCCAAGTGGCTTAAAGAGGGCAAGGACAAGGACGGTAGCAAAGGCAAGGAGTGCTGCTGCACAGGAGCGCTTCCTGCTGATATCCGTGGCCCACTGGAGACGGCGACTGCACAGTTGCCTGAAAGTGTGGGCGAGACCACCCGGGAGAACGACAAGGCCCGCTCCAAAAAAGCCAATAAAAAGGGGCCGCGCGGCAAGCGTAGCAAGACCACTCAATCAAGATCACGCACGGTCAAAACCATCAAGGTCAGCAAATCAGCGGAGGTCAAATCGCAACGTTCCGCCAACGCGGGCAAGGCCGCGCCCCCGATCAACGTCATGGGCCAGCCGCAGCTTCCCTTCGACAGCAGACGGGTGGGCCAGGCCTCGTCCCATCTTCCCGGTCATTCGTTCGCGTCCTCTGCTGCACCCTCAACAGCCCTTCCCTTCGCTCGCGGTGCGAGCAAAGGCGTGGCAGCAGGGCTGCCGGGTGTACTGGCCAAACTTGAATCTTCCGCCGCCCGCCGCCTGGGCCCTTTGAAGTATGTCGACACCGCCATGGATGTGGCCCAGGGCATACGCAACGGCGACGCCAAAGCCGTCGGTGCCGGCCTCACCACCGCCGGTGGCGCCTGGGCTGGAGCCTCTGCTGGCGCCGCGATCGGCACGCTGATTTTTCCCGGCGTCGGCACCGCTGTCGGTGGCGCAATCGGCGGTTTGCTCGGCAGTGAGGCGGGCAGTTGGCTGGGCGATAAAGTGTTCGGCCAAAGTGATCGCTTGCCTGCGCCGACTGCGGTGAGCAAAGAACTTAATAGTGCGCGCGCGGACAGCGTGCAAGTCACCCTCGCACCGAGTATCCAGATCACCGGGGTCAACCCCGCCGATGCCCAGCAGGTCGTCAATCAAGTGATCCAGGCCCTGCAATTCCAGTGCATGCCGATGGTCACTGACGCCCTCGGTATCCGGCGCAACGTGGCACTGGCTGATCCTTCAGGAGGTGATTGATGCGACAACAAATGGTTCTCGGCGACTTTATCTTTGGCCTGTCTCGAGGCTTTGCCTATTCGTCGCTGGTGCGTACCAACGACGGCGGCTGGAGTGATTTGACGATTATTGCCAGCAAGCCTCAGTCGCGCCAGAGCGGTCAGAAGCTGGAAAAGCTCACGTTCAGCGGCACGGCGATGTACGCCGTTGGCATGCAACGCTTGGACGAATTGCGTGCACTGCAAAATGCGCGGGCGCCGCTTCCCCTGGTCGATGGCATCGGCCGCAACTGGGGGCTGTGGCGGATCAATTCGGTGGTCGAAACCCAGAGCAATGTGATCGATGACGGCACCGCCATGGTCATGGCCTGGACCCTTGAACTGGAGGAATTCGTCAATGCGTAGAGTGCGAAGTATTGCCGGTGATTCGGTCAACCTGCTGCTCTATCGCGAGTTGGGGCGATGTGATGACGCGGCGGAAGAGACCCTGTGGCGCCACAACCCTTTGCTTGCCGAATATGGCCCGGTGCTGCCGGCGGGTGTGTGGGTGATCGTGCCGGAAATGCAAGCGCGGCCCGCTGCCGTGCGACCCATTCTGGCCTGGGATTAAGGAGGCTGCATGGCACAGGGATTTACCCCGATCGTGGAGTTTTATGGCGCCAACGCGGCGCTGCTCAATCAACGTCTGATGCACTGGAGCCACACCGACGCTGCGGGCATTGAGGCTGACCGGCTGGAGCTGACGCTCAATATCGAAGGGCTCGAGGGTTTGCCCAGCCTGAACGGCAAGATCGGCCTGCGTGTCGGTTATGTGGAATCAGGCTTGGTGGAAAAGGGCGAGTTTGTCGTCAGCCAACGTACGCCCGTGCTGTTTCCCATGCGCTTGATGGTCGTGGCCACTGCCGCGCCCTTCAGCGTTGCGGACGCCAGCGGCTATCGCCAGCGTCGGTCAGCCAGTTACGGGCCGACCACCCTCGGCGCACTGTTTCGCCAACTGGTCAGCCGTCACGGCTATTCACCGCGTGTGGCGCCGGCCCTGGAGGGCATTGCCATCGCGCATATCGACCAGTCCAACGAAAGCGACATGGCGTTTATTTCGCGTCTGGCCAGGCTCTACCGTGCAGTCACCAAACCGATTAACGAACTGTATGTGTTGGCCGAAGCCGGTCGGGTCAATTCGCTCTCCGGCCAGCTACTGCCGGACGTGAAGCTGTCTGTCACCCAGGACAACCGCCCCGGTGAGCAGAGCTTCATCACCGCCAAACTCGACGAAAAGTCCCGCGCAAAATACGAAGGTTGTCGCGCCAGCTGGTGGGATGCCGGCGCCGGCAAGCAGCGCGTGGTTCAAGTCGGCAATGCGCCGTTCAAAACCTTGCGCCAACGCTACCAGAACGAAGCCGAGGCCCGCGCGGTGGCAGAAGGTGAGCTACGCCGTGTGGGGCGTGAAAAGCTGCAATTGCTGATCGATTGCCCAGGCAATCCATTGTTGGCCGCCGAAGGTCTGTTAGTGCTGGATGAGAGCTGGCCGTCTTATATGCAGGGGCGCTGGTCGATAAAACAAGTGGTGCATGTTGGCGATCCAGCCACGGGATACCGCAGTTCGATCACGGCGAGCGGGTTGTCGAAATAGATAATTTTAAAGAGTAGAACCAATGCTGATAACACTCCCTCAACTGCTGGGTGTGATGCCGGGAGCCCGCCTTAACGCGGGCGTTTTTTTAGCCCCCTTGAATGCAGCGTTTGCGCGTTACGCGATTAACACGGCCAAACGCGTTGCCGCCTTCCTCGCCCAGGTCGGTCACGAGTCCGGCGAACTGCGCTACGTGCGCGAGCTGGGCAGCGATCAATACCTCAGCAAATACGACACCGGCACCTTGGCCGCGCGCCTGGGCAACACCCCCGAGGCGGACGGCGACGGCCAGCAGTATCGAGGCCGGGGGCTGATCCAGATTACCGGGCGGCGTAATTATCTGGCCTGCAGCCAGGCGCTGTTTGGCGACGATCGGCTGTTGCGCCAGCCCGAGCTGCTGGAGCAGCCGCAATGGGCATGTGAATCCGCGGCGTGGTTCTGGCAGAGCAACGGTTTGAACGAACTCGCCGACAAGGACCAGTTCACCACCATCACCCGGCGCATCAATGGCGGGCTGAACGGGCTGGAGGACCGTCTGCAGATGTGGACACGGGCCAGGGTGGTGCTAGGCGTTTCTTAG